CATGGAGTTACTTTGGTTAGCGACGGAGCAAATAGGGACGGAAGAAACTGGGTCTTCCGTGTGTGACGCTTTGCCGTCCTTGTAATAAATCTCGGCAATAGTATCACCAAAACAGTGTACTGCAGTGTAAATTCAGCCATGCTTTTTGTCTTTTAGGTAGGAGTGCAGTAGTACCATGTAGTTGATTACATCTACTATTGTATCCTCAAAAGACTCGTTGGCAACCTCAAGTTTGCCTGATTCCATAAACGAAGACAGACGGCTCATCTTGTCGGTTACACGAACCAGAAAGCCTACTTCGGTTGGGCAAATACCTATGGCTTCCACACGTGTAAAATTAGCAAACGGTTCCACACCGTTCTTGCCTGCATAGTCTGCGTTCTTCTTTTTCATTAGTTCACGGGCCATGTTGCATAACATCTCGTGGTTACGAATTAGGTCATCTCGTGTCATCCGCTTACTCCTGTTGATCCAAATCCACCGTTACGACTGGTCTTTTGTTCGGGCTTAAGTTCGGTAGGCTCAATACTGTACTGAAGTACAGGAACCATTTCTCCTTGGGCGATACGCTCACCGTTGTGGATATACAAATTTTCACTGGAAACGTTCAGCACCATGATATGAGTTTCTGCACGTAATCCCAATCGATAACGCCTTCGGCATTAGCCATTACCAATCCTTGCTTTAGGCAAGGCCCGAACGAGCGTGGACTCGTAGAGAATGGTCTTGGGGGATATCAAAAATCAATCCTGTGGGAATCAGCAATCGTTGACCAGATTCAATCCGAATGTACCGATCTTCAGGAGTTTGATGAACGGCAACATTGCATTCACGGTTATTTTTACAGTAACCGCGTACCTGAAAAATACCAGTACCAAGATACGCTTTCAGATCAAAACATGCCGATCCTGGTGTTGCAAATACTGGTGATTGAGAATCTGGATGAACTTTATAGTACTTCAGCATTTTTCATAATATACAACAAAAAAATCAAAAGTCAAATTATAAACTGTAAGATTGAACTAAATCACACGCTTGTGATCTAGTTTGTTCATTTCCATCCCAAACCACAGCTTGAATTGCAATTTCTAAATTATTAGAAATTGTTCTAATTTCTTGAATTTTTTGTTTTATTTCGTTTGTTTCTTGTTCTGACAGCAATCCTAGAGCAGCATTCCTTTGTTTATATTCTGGTGCTGTCTGCAGTATTAATTCTTTGGCACGTTCTCGTACATGATTTAATTGAAAAGTTACACATTCAGAAAACACACGAGTGTCTACAACAGTAGTAGAACCGTCAGGGTGGTGAAGATACTGTTTACTAATGTTCATATAAACTCTCCGTTATAAAAAATACAAGGATTAGCTGGTCCTTCAACGTTAGCAAAAGTGGTTCCCTGTGTTGCTGCTAGAGTAAAACCACCTTGTGGGCGTCGCAATCCGTCAACTGAAGCCTGACCTATGGGAGAACCGCTTGTGGGGGTCATCCACTTCATTCTAACCCCTAAACGGCCTAGTAGCTGTTAAGCCTGCAGCACTAAATGTGATTGCTAACCAGTACTGACCGGGATTTACGGTAGTGTTTACTCCCTGTTACTCGTTGAGTGGTGAAAGATCCTGTGGATAATGTAGTTGCAGCACTTCCGTATAAACGATTTCTGGGATACCCGTAATCGTCAGAATCGTATAAACCTACCATGAACGATCCGGTATTTCCTCCACCACCACTGGCGTTTTGGTGTCCTATAGCTGTTATTCGTATTCTGTTTGCTATAAATATAGGAGCAAAATACGCATCATTAGCTGTTGGAGACGTGCCTATTGGGGCGCTCATGTTTGCCCAACCTGTAGGAATTATATCGAATCCTGAAGTTAAACCACACCATTCTAGTCTGGTGTAGCCGCCTACAACTCCTTGAATAGCGTTTACTTTATTGGAAAAAGTAACACCACCGGACGCAGAAATACCAGCAGTTGCCCTCAATAGACTGGTGAATGTTGCTCCTGCTGCAGACACACCGGCACTAAAATTAGCCACAGAACTAAACGTGTTTACGCCTGTAAACGTTTGTGTGGTTGCTAGTCCTGCTAACGTTGTATTGAATCCACCAGGTAATGTTACCGTTTGCGTTCCTGCAGCAGTTGATGGATATAAAAACGTTTCTGATCCGGATATATCGTCGTAAAAGTATATTTCATTTAAGCCATATGTGGTCAAATTCATTCCATTTGTAACAGTTTGGGATGATGTAAAATTGTTGTCCACATCAGTTCGAGCTATATTGGTGACGGCACCGGTGAAGCCGTTAACAGAAGACACTACATTCCCTGTAATATTTCCCAAAACAGAAAGAGTAGACCCTGCAGGAATTGTTGTGGTTCTTGACAGCGTGGCTCCTGCAGCACTAATGCCAGAATTAAAAGTTTGTACGGGGCCAAAAATATTTGCTACACTGGTAGTTACGCCAGTAACCGCTCCAGTTAGACCATTAAACGAAAGAACTCCGGTATTCACCAGAGTGATGCCCTTACCACCAGACAGGACACTCATACCTGTACCGCCGGATACAATCAGGACCCCGGTAAGACCGTTAACAGAATTAACACCAGACACAGCACCGGTAGCTCCGTTAAACGAGTACACCAACGGTAAAGTGGAAACAGACTTGTTTTCCCATCCGGTAACTCCGTCCACGTAAGCTAGAACTTGAAAGTCTTGTGGTGATGTTATGATAACGTCTGTAAGATCGTCCAGTGTTAACGATACGGAACCACCACCACTGGTAGTGCTTCTAAAGCTGCCTGACTGTAAAATAAGGGCATCGCTTGAGTTAGACAGATTGGTTGTTCCTGCCCTTACAATCAGGTATCCTGCAAAGATTGCGTTTGTACGTGTGTTTTCAATTTCTGTAAACTGTTCCAGATTGATGTTGGCTGCAGCGTCCGCAAGGCTGTTGTACAATGCTCTACCGTAATACACTCCTAACAGTGTGGGAGTGTTGGGGTAGTAAAACAACCGTTGAATACTGTACTTTCCACCCGGAGCAGTTTGTAGTGTACCAGAACCGTTGTCGTAGTTTCCAGGATCTATAACGGTCTGATTGGGAACTGTTATGAACGTGCCTGCAGTAGCTCCTCTGTAGTATCGATAAAAAATACAGTCTGTTTGTGCAGGGTCGGACACAACACTAGGATTGTCTGTGTCGTTAATCCAGTTTCTTCCCAGACTAAACGCTTTTCCTGAAGACCTGTTTAGTTTTAAGTTTGCTCCGTTAGGAATAATGGTGTGACCTGAAACTTTTATGGGGCCGAATGCACGTATAAACTGTTCGTACTGTTTGTCTGTGGCGTACGCAACGTTAGGATTGGTTCTGGCAAGATTGATGTACGCTCTGGACGGGTGGAGCAACTGACCGATAATTATGTTTTCTTCCAGTTGCTCGTCTGTGTAATACTCGGTTCTTTGGTGGAGTACTCCTGTCTCGTCAATGTAGATCCATGTGGTATCGTGAGTTGCAAGATACGTTAAAGTTATACCTGTTTGACCAGGCCAAGTAACGTAATTAAACAGTGGAAACGGTCCTGATGTGAAACCTGAACCTGAAGCGTGTATCTGTCCTTTTCCTCCAGTGATATCAAACTGTGCGGTATTACCTGCGTTTATAGACAGTATACCGCCGTACAGTAAACCTGTTGCCAGATTTGACGCGTATATGTTTCCACTGATACCGTAAAGAGTGTCCGGAGAACTAATGGTAAAGGTACTACCTGTTAAGGTTATGTCTATAAGTTGTCCTGCAGATATACCAACAGAACCGGTTAATCCGTTAAATCTGGCAACACCTTCCACATTAGCGGTCAGGCCGTTAAACGTGAATACTTCGTATTTGTCCCATGCGGAACCGTTCCACCGCCAACGAATACTCTGGTACTCGTAGACCTGACCAATAGTTGGGCTGGACGGAAAGTTTATTGCCATGGTTCAGAGGCTCACCAGAACTTCAAGGTTCTCCACATTTCTTGACCTGTATGACGCATGACGTACAGATACGTCAGGTCATCTGCAGTTTTAACAATCTCAAACTTGTTGCTTAAGGTTGCAGTGTTGTGAGCATACGGAATAGAACCCGCAATGTCTACCTTGAACTTGGCTAAGTCAAGCACATACATGCGGTTGGTGGCATCCTTTGTGAAATAATACGAGTCTACTCCATCGTACACAAACATAGAACCAGTTGTAAGAGTTACAGAGATGGGTGTAATAAACGGAGAAATTTCCCATGTGGATGTGGGGATGTCAAATATATCAAACAGGTTGGAACCACCACCACGTGGAGAGATCATCCACCGCCCCTTCTTAGCGGTATCAGACAACCCAAACAACCACTTGATGTCGGTTCCCGTGCTTCTTGCAGGGGGTTCGTATATCGCAATAGTAAGTGGATGTATCGTTTGATGTAAGTGCAGGAATTGTTATTACGGTTGCTGTATTTGATGTTATTGCTTGCTCTACTGTGGCTGTGCCAGCAGATGAAGATGCTGTTCCTGCAATATACCGTATTCTTTTTCCTGCCAAATAATTTACAGGAAAGTTCTTGTTGGCATCGGTAACGGTTGTCGTGCCTGCTCCGGTAGTCACTATTCCATACGAGTCCATGATTTCGTATTTGGAAGTAGCATCAGGTGTGGCAACACCCCAAGACGCAACAGTAAGCGTGGTGGCACTATTACCTGTAATCACCGCATCATTACCCTCGCCTGTTCCTGCAACAACACGAACACGGCAATTTAGGTATTGATTGTTTCTCCAATTTTTCGTGCTGTCAACCAGAGTTGTTGCGGTTCCTGAAGTTGCCCATCCGTTAGGAGAACGCTCCGCAACTTTGTCTATACTCATAGCACCAAACGGTCGTGCTTCTTGAATCACATAACGAGACTGCCCGTTTGTCATTGTTGAAATTGCCGATGCCAAAGTTAGAGTAGTTGCAGTATTTGCGGTAATGCGTCTGCCACCCAAGGTTGTGGCTGATGTTCCTGCTGTCTGAACAAACACAATTCGTCCAACATGCTCGTTTGTATTCCAGTTTTGAGTGGCGTCTACAATCAGGATGTGGTCAAAGAACTTGCAGCCGTGGGACTTTGTGTTGCAGCAGTATTTGCAGCAATACTAAAAGTGGTTTGCGATGCTATGCCTATGATTGGGAATATGGCATTGAATGTGGTTTCGGTTGCACACCCTGCAATAGTAACAGATTCTCCGTGTCGGAAATCGTGATTTACCGCAGTTACCACATTTCCCACCTTTCCAACAGTTATGGTGATGGTAAGGCTTGTACCGCTACCACCTGTGGTGTTGGTTGAGCCTGCGGAATAACCGCTACCTGATGCCGCAAGTTGTAGACCGGTTACAGCACCAGTAGAGCTAACAGATGTTACATACGCTTGACCGCCGGAACCTGTTGTGGAACAAGTTACTAGATCTCCAACAACATAATTGGAACCACCAGCGTTTACTGCTACAGTCAAAATTCCGCTCGCAGAATATGTAATGCTTGTTACAGCGTATCCTTCGTGTGGTGGACCGTAAGATAATGTAACACCAGAAGCAGGAGTGGCAGATATCTGTCGGGCAACACCAGAATCAACGATGGGTGCACTTGACCACAAATCCTTTTCCACAGAATATTGAAACAGGGCAGAAGAACCGTTGCCAGCCATCCATATCTTATCGGTATCGCCGTATATGGCATAACCTGATGTGCTGTCGGGGGTGATGTCCCACTTGTGGTCAACATAGAAAGTGTCCGCAGTATGAGCGGCAATTCGTCTGCGTTGACCTATTCCTTTGCCTGACACGATTCGTATCTGGTGGTTTGCGTAACGGTCGTACTCGTAGGTTGCTCCACTATGCACCAGTGTTTTTGCAGCAGCCGAAGACGCAGTAACACCACTAACAAATACGCCGCCCGCCTCACCTGTACGGTCAATAGCAAAATCGGTTCCAAGTGCAGCACCGATGTGCATTGGACCAATAGGAGTTTTGGTGAACCAACTGTCTAACAGAATATCGTAGAACTGCCAAGACGCAAACGGTGTTGTTGATGCTGCTGAAAGCAACCATATTCCGCCTGTCATAATTTGATAGACTGAACTTTCGTCTGGTGTAACCGTCCAAGACGAGTCTACAGTAAGTTGAGTAGACTCTATCACAAAATGCGTCTGCGAACCAGCAGTCGTAGAAGGAACTGCAAACGGAGCCACCGCAGAAAATCCTGTGTTGTTGAACGAATCAACCGCTTGATGGTTGTTGTCGGCAAAATACAATGTAGTAGTGTCATTGTATAGAATTCTGCGTATCTGTGACTGGACCATTGTTAAAGATAAGGCGAACATTGTATCCGTCCCATTGGTTTACTCGCCATTTTTTGGTGGAGTCACCAATACTTGTTGCACCTCCAGTGGTTGCCAAGCCGTTATCGTGAATGACACCATCAGAAACACCCGTAATCGTTCGCTCTTGTCCTGCTCCTGTTCCTAAAATAATTCGGATTTTATTGCTTATACACACATTACCAAGCCTGCCAAGACCACCAACGGTGATGGTGTCTGATGTTGCACTAATAGTGTGTCCTCTACTACCCGAGTATGCTGCGTATTTTGCTGCTACTAGAGTGACTGGAGCAATGTTGGGTGCGGCACACTCTTGCCACGAATCGCTGTAGGTATCGTAACGCCACATGGCTTGACCCACAATGTAGTACATGTATCGTGCCTTCTCGTCTGAAGATACCATGCAGGCTGTGCTGCTTGTTGCTGTGGGTGCAGGACGAAGCCATTCAAATACGGGTTGATCTACTTGTTGTTTTAAAAGATTTGGTTACTGCCATTGTGTTTCCTTAATTATGAAAATGTTAGTTTAGAGCGTATGGCGGAGGCGTAGCAGGCTTGAGCATCGTTTGCTATTCTCCAAAATTGATGCACTGGGCCTCTCCATTATTGAGGCTGTGCTTTGTGTTGCTAGTGGTGTATGGATTTGCTGAACTGTTTGACATGGTTTGAGTAGCAATACCATTGCTAACCGTATAAGTTCCTGATGCACTAGCCGTAACCGTTCCTGACACCGGCAAAAGTGCCTGCCAGATCGGTTGTTGCGATTGCACTGCTGACGAATAGCGTCTATGGTGATTCTTTGACGCTGGTTTAAGTCTACAACGCTGTTAGACTCTAAAATCTTGTTCATACGACGGAGCAGGTCGTGTAAAGACTCGTCTTTAGATTCCACATCCAAGAATATTTGGAGCACATCGCTGGCACTATGAGAAGTGGTGTCGTATGTTAGAGTTAGTGTGTTATTGTTAAAATTGGTAGCACCTGTTGCGGTATCAGCAAAATTGTAGATAATGGTGTTTCTGGTTACGTTGGTGATCAGCAGAATATTAGAAAGAGTTATAGCTCTAGCCAAACCTGAAAAGGTTACGGTTTTGGCACCAGGATTAAAGGTGTAACTGCCTGCTGTATCTGTTCCTAATAGTTGTTTCATCTAAAAAATACTCCTGTAGTACTATTTATAGAGCTATACTCATGGCTATCACAAAAGCTTTATCTACTGATCCTGCTGCCTGAGTGTTAGTAATTGTTAAATTTTTTCCGGATTGTGTCAGGGTTAGTTCCTGTACCGGCTACCAGATTTACGCTTCCAGTTATTCCGTTCACAGAATTTACCAGATTGGGAGCGTACACGTTGGTGCTGAATGTAGCACCAGCGAATCCCATTTGTAGAACCACAGTTTCATCCAAGAAACCGTCTAAATCTCCGTCTGTATCTGTGGCAGCATTGAATGTGAATACTGGAGGCGGATCAACATCAGACGTTTCTGGTGTATCAAAAACTGCTGTGGTAATTTTATTGCCGTTAATTGCATTTACGGAACCGTTTAGAGTTCCGCTAAATGATGTTGCTGTTACAGTACCACCGGTTTGGATACCTGTAGTTTTTATTCGTGTGCTGTACGTTGCTCCCGTTGCATCGTATAAACCTATCAGTACATCTGATGCTGCTGCAGTTGGATCCGTGGTATACGAAATGGTTAGAGGAACTTTGTTTTCTGTGTTGCCGCCTTCTACAGATTCTGTTGAAGGATTGTCCAGATACGTTTGTGTAGTGTTACAGGAACAGTAAAATTCTTTGATGGTAGTCCAGAATCTGCCAGATCTAATTTACCAAAAGTAACTGATCCTGTTGGTCCTGAAATGGGGCCGTTGAATGTGGCACCCGATGCAGAAATACCCGCAGCAAATCGTTGAATTGCTGTAAACGTGTTTGCTGCAGATGTGGTAACACCAGAAACTGCTCCCGTCAATCCGTTAAAGGATATTACGTAATCACCAACAGGTCCTGTTGGTCCGGTGTTTCCTTGAATACCCTGAATACCCTGAATACCTTGAATTCCCTGTTCGCCTGTCGGTCCAGTAGGTCCGGTGTTTCCTTGAATACCCTGAATACCCTGAATACCCTGAATACCTTGAATTCCCTGTTCGCCTGTCGGTCCAGTAGGTCCGGTGTTTCCTTGAATACCCTGAATACCCTGAATACCTTGAATTCCCTGTTCGCCTGTCGGTCCAGTAGGTCCTACAGATCCACCACCACCGCCTCCACCAATAATCTCTATGTCTACCTGTTTGCCTTTACGAGTAACAGTTACTCCGGCACCTTTAAAGTTAAGATCGTTAACAGATTTAATGACACTGAGCACCATGATCGTAGATTCCTACGGCACCGCCACCAACAGAGCCTGTATTCAACCATTGAAAGTTTTGAGCTACTGTTTGAGCGTCTAGTTTAGTTTTTACAAGTTTGGTTAGCTCTTCTTTAAATTTGGTTCCGTCAAACGAAAGAGTTTGATCTTCTAATATTAGGGGATAATTGGCAGCTATTACTTCCAGAAGATCCAGGAATACCTTGAGGACCTTCTGGGCCTTGTTCTCCCTGAGGGCCTACTGGTCCTTGTTCTCCCCGAGGGCCTGCTGGTCCTTGTTCTCCCTTTACACCTTGTAGGCCGCGTTCTCCCTGAGGGCCTACTGGTCCTTGTTCTCCCCGGAGGGCCTGCTGGTCCTTGTTCTCCCTTTACACCTTGTAGGCCGCGTTCTCCCTGAGGGCCTGCTGGTCCTTGTTCTCCCTGAGGGCCTGCTGGTCCTTGTTCACCTTGTAGACCAGGATCTCCACGATCCCCCTGAGGGCCTACTGGTCCTTGCTCTCCCTGAGGGCCTGCTGGTCCTTGTTCACCTTGTAGACCAGGATCTCCACGATCCCCCTGAGGGCCTACTGGTCCTTGTTCACCTTGTAGACCACGATCTCCACGATCTCCCTTTAAACCTTGCGGGCCACGTTCGCCCTGAGGACCTGCCCATCCGTCTTCTCCTTTGGGACCTTGTGGGCCTGCAGGGCCCCGAGGACCAACTACACCAGAATTTTGTTGTACTGAGGTTGGATTTTTTCCTGGTATAGAAAATTCACCAGAATTATTCTGGTTATTTTTATCAAAATAATCAGTAAATTTTTCATGGATTAGCCAAAGTATGTAGACTAATATTTCGTGTGGATCCTAAACGATTCATTACAGAAACATTACCACTACCTAATACCACATTTAATTTTCCGTCTGTTGATGATGCTGTGCTAGGATGTACTACAATATCGGCTCCTGTAAATCCTGCAGGAATATATGTGTTGCTAACACCATTTTGCGCAAAAATAAATGTTGCAGGATGACCCCAATTAGAAGTGATCATACGAATTTTTCCTGCACCGGGTTGCCCGCACGAATTAAATGTGTGGTATGGTGCATTGTTTTGTAATTCCACAGTTTGAGAACATGTGCGTTTCCTAGTTCAGAGTCGTCTGTTAGTTTTCCTATTCGTGGAATAAAAGATTTTTGTGTGTTGTGGCTAGCAACAGCATCTCCTAAAGGAGAAGACAATGAAATTCCTATATTAACATTATTGTATGCCGAAACATTTCCCTCGTAAGTTACTAAACTATCAGGACTTATTAGGTGTTTAACGGTTTTAGATGTTGCGTGAATATTGTTTGTTATATTAAAAATATTTTTATAAAAACCTAAAATACCGTCACCACCTTGACCAGATAAAACGCAAAAGTTTTACCTGCAAAATCTCCTATTTCAGTAATCATGTTATCGTGTATATTATAAAATACTTTATTATTATCAGACGGGGTGAGTGTATTAACTTGACCAAAGAATTGAACCGTTCCTCCTATAATTTTATTTCCGGTAACAGTAACCAGAGAATTAAAAGGATCTACAATTTTTGGAGAAAAACGAGCAGCAAAAAAGCTAGTAAGAACTCCAATATTTTTGGGAACATTGTTCAAAACAACATTGTCTGCAATAGTAACAGTTTTAGTGTTTCCCGCTTCACCTGTGGAACAGTCTATAACAGTAGATAAAGAATTAATAGAACCATCATTACTAAATGGACTACCTCCTCCCGCTATTTGATCGTATATGAATATATTATTGCTCAAATTCACTGCAGTTAGCGCTTGAGCATTAACTTCCGCAAATCCTGTTTGTAGTGCTGGAATATTTCTGTAAACAACGTTATTCATAAAAGAAATCATGTTTGATTGAATTTTTAATGATCTTCCTTTACAATTTCTAAAATGATTATTTGATATTGTTGCAGAATATAACGAATACTTACTGGGATCCTCATCCAACCCACCTTATGAGAGTTATAGCATCACAATCAGTATTTTTAGGATCATCTCCAAACTCATTGTTTGTTATATTTTCAAAATAGCAACCGGTAATATTTACGTGTCTGTTTACTTTTGCGTTGGGTGGAGTTCCTATACTCGTAAATAAAACTCCTGCAGTTGTTCTGTTTCTGGGTGCTCCACTACCCTGATATCTTGTGTGATTAATAAATTTACAGTTATGAATATTTGTAAACAAACTGCCACCGGTGATTATTAGTCCTGCATTAGTATCAGAAGATGTGCCGTTCGATGTTCCGGATTTGGTGTTTTTAAAAGTGCAATCAGATATTGATATTAGTGACCTTTCTCCTCCTCCCTGATCTACGATTTCTAAAGGACATTTTGCTTTATTGTTACAATCAAATTCCAGACCATGTATGGTTATATTTTTTGCAGTGTGGGAAAAAGTAAATAAAGATTTTCTAAGACCCCAATTAAATCTTGAATATTCATGAATATTTATTTTATTAACATCACAAGAAGCTTTAGGGTCGGAGCAAGGAAGGGGTTCGTATAAAATTTTAGCTTTATCACCAAACATAAAAACTTGAGCATTAGGACCATTTCCTGCATTTGTTATAATGGCTGTGAATTGGGATGATTCGTTATGCGCAGCCTCAGTCATTCTGTAAACACCGGGAGGAAAGTATAAAGCATAACCTTCGTTTATAATATTTGCCGTTATTCCTTTGCTGCTGATTCTAACCGATGAAGTCGGTTTAGCATCTAAAGCCGCTTTTATAACGGCAGTATCGTCTGTTACACCATCACCTGCTGCAGACAATCCATTAAATACACATCTTTAATGGATATAATATCTCTTACCGGAGGTCTACAACCGTTGTTTATATAATTTAAAAGTAATTCCCTGATTAGTTCTAGTAAACCAAGTTTCTATAGTATCTGAAGAATTTAGTGGATTCAATATAGACATTAAAATTTATCCCATAGTGCTTAATGAAAATGTAAACGGACCACCTGCAAGTCGGTTTCGTATAAACACATCACCACCGTTCAACACAATATTTAATTTTCCATCTGTGCTGGTAGCCAGTGTTGTATCTGTTTGAAACACAATATCAGAACCCTCAAATACTTTTTGATGAGAACCGGGGCCACTTGTTCTATTTTGAACGTACATCATAGAAGCGTTATTTCCAGAAGTAGATGTGAGTAATCTGAATTTACTTCCGTTAGAGTCCCCTCTTCTGGAAACTTGTACCAAGGATCATCTTTACTTAGGGTAACACTTTGTGTTGCGATTACTCCACCAGCACCGGTGCTATCCGAATCAGCAATCATGCCTATTCGGGGTATCAAAGAGGTGGTTGTATTTCTAAAAGTTTCTGCAGTTATACCTATATTTACATTGTTCATACCAGAAACTTTAGCAGGATATGTGTCCATTCCATTATCTGTAAATGAACTTATAAAGATGTTGTACCTTTTACCTTTTGCATTTATATTGTTGTTTATTATAAAATTATTTTGCGAAAATGTAGATCCATCGGCGCTATACAAGAACGCACACGTTAAACCGTTTATATCGGATATCTCTTCAATCATATTATCTGTGATTGAATAGTATGTATTACTATCGTCTCCGGCTTCTTTTCTGTAAGTAGAGGCCGAACCAAAAACCTTAACAGGGCCTCCAATTATTTTGTTTCCTTTTACGGTAACAAATAGTGGATTGGTTCCTACTGCAGAAAAACTTCTACCCATTTGAAAAAATGTGTTTAAAACTGCTCCAGCAGTTTTGGGAACTGTTAATAAAAAAACTGAATTATCTGTGACTGTAGCGTATCTTGATTCGTGTTTTTTATTGTAGAATAAGGACTTATGCAAGACGAACCTCCGGTTATAGAAGATCCTCCTTCATGGGTAAAAGGACTGGCACCGCTAGTGGTTGGATCGTAGACGAAAACGTTGTTAGATACTATTCCACCAGAAATCTGACAGTTTATATCACTAAATCCTCCCCAGATTGATGGTATATTTCTATAACACACATTATTAGTAATAACTGCTGAATCCATCTGTATTTTAATGCTTCTTCCTTTACAATTTCTGAAATGATTATTGGTTACTGTGGCTGAGGACTCTCCATATGTGACTCCTTCTCTTGTCCATACACCAAACACAGCAAGACCGTCTGCATCCACATCTTTTCTGAAGCCCCCGAGTCTTCTGATGTGATTGTGTCGAAATAACATCCAGAAACATTTACGTGTTTGTGCCATGTTGGAGCTTGTTTTTGTTCCGGATCTAATAATAGCCAATCCATTAGATCCTGCTACAGTCGGTACTGCTACACCAGCTTTTCTGCTAATATTCTTAAAAACAGAATTAGTTACGTTTGTGAATTTTGTGCCACCACTGATCATTAATCCCCGACTTCCAGTAACTCCAGGAATTTGGCCTGCATCACATGTGTTAAAGAGCCACACCTGTCCACTTCTACTGTGGAAGTAAAAAAGAAGTAGCTTCTTCTAAACGAACGCAAGAATTTGCTTTATTGTCTCCGTTAAATTGCAGTCCTTCCATTTTTATATCTTTTACCGTCAAGCACAATATGGAACATTTGCGCACAGGTTCTACCTGATATTATTGTAGCATTATCTCCTTTAATGTTTGTGGAAGCTGTAAGTATTTTTACTATCTGCCTTCCAAGATTATCGATGGGAGATCCTGTTACTCCTAATCTGTATATTCCGTTTGGAAAATATAATACTTTGCCCATTGCGGCCGTAAATGCGGCACTTATTCCTGTAGTATCGTCTGCTATACCATCTCCTTTGGCACCGTAATCTTTAACAGAGATTAAATCTCCATTAATATTATTGATTCTGCCAACTATTTCGTTGGTTTTATTATACCAATCTTGAAATGTATTTGTTCCGGTTAATAATTTAATATTGTCCATATAAGTATTTATCTGTTAAATTTAACAAGACCAAGTTGTATTAGGCGCAGTAAATCCGCTACGAGCAGCTAGAATTGTAAAATCATCGATCATTATTCTACCTAAAGATATACCAGAAAGTTTTGATATTTGAATATCCCATGATGGAAATCTGTTTGTTGGAGCTGTAAATATAGAAGAACATCCTGTGTTTACAGGTAGAAGTTATGCTGTTAAGAGTGTATGCTCCATAATTTCTAATTTGAGGAGTTTCTGTTGGTATAACAATAGCTTGGTTTTGTCTGAATACTGTGGAGTTTATCTGAGTTATTAGATTAACTTTAGTCTCATCGTGTACTGCGCCTCCACTAAGACCTAATCGTATGTCTAGTGCATAACTTTTTGTTTGTTGATTGAAATCTGAACTATTAACAGAATTTTTGTGCTTCTAGTTCCAACCAATAGTTTAGATACTTGTATTGGTTGTGTGGATGTGAATGTCATAGTTACTCCAACATAATCACAGGTGTAACCACCGTCTATAAAATTTTGTCCTATGGGGCCAGTCCATCCCACATTCCATACTCTATTATTTGTATCAGAAATGGGTAAAATTGTTATACCCGGATCTGTTCCAGAAGTTGCTCCAGTATAACCAATCAAGAATCTATAATAAATTCTATCTGTAGGACCACTGGCTCCAGAACATATACCACTTATTCCTGCAAAATCTGTTATTCGTATGGTTGAAGATACTTTATTGTACGGTTCATACGCTCAACTTTATTCCTCTTGTTACTTTACCTATCTGATACTGATAAAATACTGAAGGACTAGTTCTATAATCTGCCTCTGGATTGTATTCATAGCCCCAAGAGGAGAACCTATTCCATTTTGAACCAGAGTAAAATTACCAGAGGAAGCTGTTAAAGACCTTATGTTATAAGAATTAGTAAGATCCATAAACAAAGATCCACCAGTATTACCAAAAGATACTCCAGTTATAATTGCTGGTCTTGGGAAACTTGGTTTTTTATATTCGCCCAACTGCATTCTATTATGGCCTGCAGCATATTTTTCTTCAAAAAAACTGTTCTAGCTAGTACTACCATCGTTTCGTATTTCTCCTGCTTCTAACAGTATTACAGCATCGCCCATATAGGCAGACAAGTGGCCTTCGTCTCGATGTGCTTTAGCATCAAATCGACCAGCACCTTTACCCCATATACCAAAATAAACGGTTTACTAGTCAACGTTAACTGTTTATTAGTTTCTGGATCATATCCTTGATTCGGATCAGTGCTCTGTTGATCTGGCATGACGAAATCAGTGTCCCAGGTAAATGTTTGATCGTCTGGGAAATAATTTCCTCGGTAGTAGGATCTGTACGGCTTAACTCCAGGAGTTTCTGGCGTATTTTTTAAGTTCATAAAAAAATAATTATTCATTCCTTTAAAGCTGCCACCCCAATACCTTTTATAAATTCCTAAACTCTCAGCTAAAAGCAGAACCGGGCGCGCCTCTTTCCGGATATTCTGAACCCAAAACTGCACCATGATATAAATCAATTCCTGCAATACTATAAACGTTTCCAGCACTATATTGATCACCATTAACACTACCACAATTTATAATTAAATTGTTAGGCATGATACGACTGTGAAACCATCGCCACGCATTGTTTATCCAATGAGAATACGAAACACCGGCTCCGCGTTTTGTTACATTGTGTCCCAAAAGCCTTCTGTCTCCCATATTTTTCTATGTCTTGGAAGCAAATATAAAACTTCAGGCATTGCTACTACCGCATAAGCCCATCCCTCGGGCCATACTCCTGCTCTTTCTATTGAAGGATCAGAATCTAAAACACGCTCAAAGAATCCAGCTAAAATTTCTGTTAGGTGTATTATAACATTCTGATAGCTGTCTTTTCTAAATTTGTTTCTGCATGCTCGTATAAGTACATTGCTGTTTTTATTACTACAACACAATTGCTCTAACCATTGATTAGATGTAATCATCCCAAGATTATCTAAATCCCCTGCAGTATGTACACATCGTATTCAAGACGTGACCAATTTGCGTACCAAGGTCGTTTTTCCCATGTTTGCTTAACGTGAGAATACAACTCTTTAGTTAATAACATTCTAACATCTTTAATTAATTGGTCCCAGGATGGATCGTCTCTGTAGACGTTGGCCACCAGAAATCTTCTGGTGGACGATCAGACGTGGCTCCCGTCAACAAATATAATACATCCGTTAATGCGTCTCGACCAACGTGGTCATATATTGATTCTCCTGATCTGCTGTCCACCCTTGTGGAGACCGGCGTTTACGTTTACGCCCAATCCCAGATCAAAATCTACTGTTGCTCCTATAGGACCAGAAGAATTCTAATACCTCCGGATCTACCACCATGGGTTACAGGATCATTGGTCCAAGAAAAGGTTATATTTTTATCCACGCTGTTAAGTGGTCTGGTTATAGGATAGTGAGATTTTAATTCTGTTAATATTATTTTTATTTTTTCTAAAATATCTTGATTAAATATTCTTGTTTGTACCTGTTTTATATAAACCAGGATTTGCTGTTCTATCTGCTATAACAGAATTGTTGTGTTGTAGTAAAAATCTCCAAGCTATAGCAATGTCAACCAGTTGTCTGTATATTCCATTATATGTTGTATGTAAAAGATCAACTTGACCTAGATTATACAGTACTTATTTCTAGAATTAGCCCATACTATGGTATTCGCAGCATCCCAATCAGATACACCAGATTTCCAATCCGATGAGGTTTAGAGTTTAAATCATTAAACGAGTAGTGTCGTACGTATCGATTAGCTGTCCCGCCTCTTAGTGTGATTCTTTTGTTCCGTCTAAAGCTACCCACCATGCAGCAGGATCGTATTTTTGTATTAATTGCTCTACAACACTATTTACTGCATTTCCTGGAGCCCCTTTAATGCCGTAATAATAAGACGTTTCGTGATAATTATTAAACATATTTGGCCCATAGTTACTGAAATATTTTTGCCAAATATAGCAGTTAATCCTTCAATTACTTCTTTCTTTATGTTTGTGGGTCTGTATTTTATATCTCCAGTCCATGGAGTCAATCTTTTGAGGAGCAGGAACAAAAGTTCCAATTTACCTTTTTCTCTATAATTATCTTTTGTTCCTTGTGTATACTGTAAAACTTCAGAGGTACTCCTTCAACGAATCCAGTGTCAGTATTACCGTAGTTGCTGTCTCCCAAGTTAAAAGAAGATTTTATTGCATAAGTGTATCCGACTCCAACAGATGCTGTAGTATCAAAAAACTCGTTATTTGTCACAGTTCCTAGTAAAGTAATTCCAGTTTCTGTATCAAAATTCAAACCAGTAAATACTTTGTATGAACTTGCTAAAGGCAATTTGTATTCCACTAATTCTAACTTTATCAGAAAACCACCTTTGATGTGCTTACACCTTTGGATGGGGATTAACATTTCTCCACCTCTTCAACTGGTCCGGTTTTATTTGTTTCATAAACTAAATCTGGCAATGCAGCAGACACATAATAGTCTTTTGTGGATCCTTGTGGTATGGTAGTGTCTGCAAAAAATGTAAATCCAGTTGTTCCTCATTTTATTTGTTTTAGAACCAGAGTATATTCTATACTCCTGTGCGCCTGTTACTTTATTCCAAGATAATAAAATTTTATCTGAATATGTTCCATTAGATGCAGTCAGCCCCTACTGGAGCTTCTAATCCAACAAAACCCAAAACAATATTACTAAACGTGCTGTCTATAGACGCATCACTAAAAGCGGTAACAGCATATTGGAATGTTATTCCTGGATTTAGACCGGCATCGGTATCTATAAAATTAGTAGAATTAGCTGTTGTTAATCCCGATAAAGGATTGCCTCTATAAATTTTATAGTTTACGGTTCCTTGTGGTGCATTCCAGGACAGAACAATTCTGTCGCTAAAGGTCCCTTGTGATGCAACAAGACTAGACGGAGCAGCTATTCCTTTCCAACCAAAATCACCGATACTTCTAGGGCCCTCTCCTGCTAAATTAAAAGCAGAAACTTTATATTCAAAAGTTTGTCCAGGAAATCCAGAAACATCATCTAAAAATGTATTTGTAGTATTTTGAACCGTTTCGACACCTAAAGAATTTGTTTTATAAACACTGTAACCACTAATTCCCATTATGGTTATTGGAGGAGTCCATGTAACTAAAACTTTATCTACAAAAGAACCATTTGATGCTAATATTCCTGATGGAGGCGTTTCTGGAGCTAATTGAATCACTGAACCCATGGCAATAGGGCTGTATTGCACTATCTCCTAGAGTACATGATGCTTTTACTGCGTATTTACGCGTTTGACCGTATACAGCATTGATGTCTGTGAAAGAAAAATTAGAAGTTACTCCTAAAAGTTGAGCGGTTGTATCTGGATCTAAATATACTTTATAACCAGTAGCTCCACTCACCGGAGACCACGATAAATTTATCCTATCAGATAAATTATTAGATGCGGTTAAAATACTAGGAGCTGTTAATTTCATCCACCCAGTATTACCTTGACTTTGAGATCCTATTCCTGCAGAGTTTCTGGAAGCTACTGTATAATTTATTAATTGCCCCGGAGAAGGAGTATGGTCTATAGTTTCGTTTGTGGTTGCTCCAATTTGAGTTCCGTCTGCAAATACAATATAACCACTTATTCCTGATACACTATTCCATGTAATATTAACTTTATTAGTAAATGCGCCATCGGAAGCGGATACTCCTGTTGGAGGATTTGGTAAAGAAACAGGAAATCCCGTAGAACCTATATCGATGGGAGAAAAATCACTATCTCTAAAGAACAAGACGCTTTTACAGCATAAGCAAAAGTAGTGCCTATTGGAAGACCGGAGTCAATGAATTGTGTTTCTGTACTTATTGTTCTTGCTAAAAAAGATAAACTGGTGGGCGTTCCTTTAAATATTTTATAAAAATTTGCTCCCTGTGAAGTAGACCAATTTAATGTAATTTGTTGAATAGCTGCTTGTTTAGATGCATTTAAGCTAGAAGGCGGCAAAATATTTACCCAACCAGTGTTTCCAGCACTTTGGTCCATCTCCTGCATTATTAAATGCTTTAACTTTATACTCAAAACAAATACCAGCAGGAGGAGTGTCTATAAAACTAGTGTTCTGTGTAACGCCTAATAAATTATTGTTTTTAAATATTTTATAACCACTAATACCCTGTATACTTGTTGCCGTGTTCCAATTTATTATTATTTTATCAGTAAATATACCATCAGATGCGGACACTCCGGTTGGAAAATTTTCTGGTGGTAATTGGGCAATAAACCCTGTATCTTGTGAACTAAAATCACTTTCGCTTAAATTGCTTACTGCCTTTACCTTATATGTTATTATTTCACCGTATGTTACACCAACATCATCATAACTAATACCACTAATAGTTTGGTATTCTGTTGGTGATGTTCCTTTGTAGATTTTATAAGAAGATGCACCATCTGAACTGTTCCAGTTTAAGCGAATCTTGTTTGTATATAAACCATCTGATGCTACAAAATTAGATGGTGGATTTAATTTTAACCAACCAGAATTAGAAAAAGTTATCGGGCCTTCTCCACTTGAATTTACGGCTCCAATTCCATAAGTGTAAGAAACGCCTTGAATTGCTGTTGTATCTATAAATTCGGTATCTAATATATTGGTTGCTATTCTGTTTGTTGAAGTGTCTCTATAAATATTATAATAAAATATAGAATTTACCGGAGTCCAATTTACTCTAATAAAATTAGTAAATTCTCCAAATGAAGCTGTAACTCCTGTGGGAGCTTCTGGTGTTGTTGGTTGAATTAAAACACTTTGAATGTTACTAAAGTCACTGTCGCCAAGAGCACAAGAAGCTTTAATTTTATAATTATATGCAACTCCTTCTTTTATATTTTTATCGCTAAAAAATACAGAACTAGTTGCACCATATAAAGAAAATTGATCTATTGCTGGAGCAGTCGCTTTATATATTTTATATCCTGTTGCTCCTTCTACAGATAACCAGTTGATTAGTATTTCTGGAGGAGACGTTTGTATTATAGAGGATATTATTGGTTCTGATAATTTTTCTCCAACCAGAGAGTGTTACCGGTTTGCTTCTATACTCCAGACCGTCTAAATAAACAAAAGTTTTTACCGAATAATTTGCTAATTTACCGGGTTGTTGTATATTATCTTGAAAAAAAGTATTTGTGGTTGTAGCTATTTCTTGTGTATTATTTTTAAAAATTTTATAACCATCAACACCAGAAACTGCATCCCAAGATAAAGACACATTATCTTTAAAAGATCCGTTAGAAACAGTGAGACCAGAAACTAATAAATCAGTTTCTAAAAAATTACCAAAAGTTTCTAATATAAAAAATGTATTATTTTTTATTATTTTAATTGAAGTAATAACACCCAGTCGGGCTTGTTTGGTCTCCAACAATTGCTACCAGATCTGGTACCAATAATTTTAATTTCATATCTCCTCCTTATCGATAGCAGAAGAAGATAAATTAGAATTTATAATTATTTGTGATCTTTCTAAATTATACAAATATTCTATTTTACTTTCAATATCCTTGTAATAAGGATCGCGTGTAAACGCGTCCACTCTTTGTATATTTAAATTTTCTTGTTCTATAACTACAAGTTGTAATTTAACGGGTATTAAAAATTGTTTACTTGTTTTTTTTAAAGTAAATAAAAATACCTGTTTTGATGGTAATTGTTTTATTTCTGTAGAACTGATCAGATCTGGTTGTCTTATTTTGAGTTTCATGGAAATTGTAAAATACGTTATTCAGGTTTTACATCCAATCTTCCTCCCAACAAAACTTCAGAATAAGAAGTACCAAATTCTAAACGTAAACTATAAAATTGTTTGCCAACCGGTAAAGAATTTGTGGTTTCTTTATCTAATTCTATCAGGATACCACCAGTTATACCAGAACCCGTATAGTTTGTATTTAACTGTATTCCACCAGAAGAAGCGAGTATTCCTTGTGAATTTGGACCGGTATAACCGTATCTTGCTTCTCCCAAACTAGCTTTTGCTAGAGGATAATCTGAATTTTTATATCTTTCAACTTTAAATTCTGCTGTATACGAAGATAAGTCTACAGGCGTATTATCGTCTTGTAAAAACTGAACCCATGTAGTAAAAGTGGAATTTTTGTTTAAATTTAGGTCGTATTGAGCTGACATATACAGTATATATTAATTATCGGCTGACAGGTTTTCGCTCCTTAAACTTCTTTTTGGGTAAATGGGCGGGGAAAAGTGGCTGGTTTATGGTCTTTTTTTCGCTCTGTTTTTGAGCTTGTTCGTCCATTTGTTTTACCATTTCCATCTGGTTGGTTTGTTCAAAACATCTAATATATTCGTTTAAATTATTTTGTACTCTAGCAACTTCATTTTCCGGCAGACGATTTTCTAACAGGAGTTTTTTGCATGCAGAATAACCCATATGGGGCTTGCCTGCATAAAATGCTGTAGATCCTATTTCATCCAAAATTCCGTATTTGTATACATCTTCAGAACACGAATAAAATATCGTCTTGGGGATACGGAAGATCTGCTGCCATTTTTGCGTATAGGAATCCTAGACGAGGATGGCCCATAAGTCTATAAACTCTGGCAATTTGGTGTAGAGGCTCGGCCCTGAATGGACGAATTTCCCAGGCTTCTAAAAATGCTTGTTGTATTTCAATCCACGGCTTATTTTGTAAACCACGGCACATTCCTATACGGTAAGCGGCGTAGAATTGTTCTTCTTCCCAACCACCCATTTCTACACGCTTTTTATACGCTTCTTCTGCTTTATCCCATTGTTGGGAATCAAAATAACTCTGGGCAAGATAGAACTGATAACGAATATTATCGGGTTCTTTCTTTAGTGCTTCTTCTAGAACTTCTGCATCCTTTTTGTATTTTTCTACAGGAGTTATATCTTTGTTACGAGCACCCAAGGTACGAGCAACAACTGCGTAATCTCTTTCTAATTTTTCCAATATTTGGTTGTCTGTTGTCTATAGTTGGGTATTCGTGTAGTACTCCAAGATACTTCCAGTCTCTTCCAGTTCTAAAAATCTGTGTTCTCCACCAAACAAAGTCTTGTCTACGGAACTTTAAAGCGAATCCGTCCACTTCTTGTGGTACATTTATTGGAAACTCAAACTTTCCTTCCACAAAGTCATCGGCATCAATCATCCATGCCCACTCAGCTTTTCCATCACATAACTGTAAAGCTTCGGTTCTATTATGGCCGAATCCTTCCCAAGGACGTTCATGTAGTTCTCCGGGTATGCCTTTTTCTGCAAAATAATTTCGTATTAGATCTTGAGTTCCGTCTGTTGAACCGGTATCAACAATAACCCAATAATCAATATATGGGTGAATAGAATCTAAGCACTCTTTGATAATGTGAGTTTCATTCTTAACGATCATTGATAAGCATAATTTATGCATTAATTAAATCTCCGTTGCAAAGCATTTTGTATACATTATATATGCCTGATTGTAAACCTATTGTTTTTATAGGCATATAATGCGACTCTCCACAATAAAACTCTAACTTGTTTTTGTTGTCTATAATAATAGGAACTCTATATGAATCCAATTCATTAATAAAATCAGCAATATTTGTGAGGGTAAATTTTTGTTTATACGAACAATTAATAGTTTTATGTAGAGACTCTTCTTGAATATAATAATCTACCAACTCTATTAAATCTTTCATATAAAAGAAGTCCATGATTTTGTCTGTATGAACAACTATTGGCTCTTTATTAATGTATCTACGAATATTAGCTTTAATAAATCTAGTGTTTAATTCGTTTTCATCAAATGTTGCAAAAACACGAAGATTATAAAATCCTGAGTTTTTGCTATAGAATGGGCTATTAGTTATTTTACTCGCACCATAGTAACTGTCTGGGGCAAATATTTCTGCTCCGGAACCAAATGATATAAATTTTTTAAACTGGTGTTTATTCGCGTACAAATTATTGTACATAGCTATATTATCTTGAACTACTTTAGGAGTTTCTGGAACTAAGCGATTACCGCCAGTTATAGCTGTGTGGATAACAACGTCATATTCTCGTTCGTGAAACCATTCACATGTTTGATAATAATTGGTTAAATCAAAATTACTGCGGGTTACAGTTGTTATCTGATATTTAGTTTTTAGTTGATTGTAAATACTTTTAGCAATATAACCATTACCACCCGTTATTAACACACTTTTCATAAATTAAATACATCCGATATAAACATATCTGTTAGATCGCCTGGAATTATTCTTCCTCAGAATCTATACCTTTATGTACAACTTTTTGGTTCATGTTTTTCGTATGGGTGTGTAAATAATTCACAAATAACAGGTCCCTTGTGTGTCATTATTTTTGGTAAAATTTTATCATATTGGTCATTAGTTTTAACACAAAAATATTTAATTCCATATGCTTTGCTTATGGCTTTAAGGCTGGGGAAGCTAACCCCACTATCTTTTCCTGATGCTACTTCCTTTCCACCAAAGAAAGATTCTTGTGTTATTTTAATCGATAAATACCCATCATTGTTAATAACAAATATTTTCATTGGTAGTTGGTGATGAACTACAGTTTGCAATTCTTGTATATTCATTTGTAGACTTCCGTCACCTTCGATACATATTAATTCTTTATTGTCTACAAAACTAGCTCCTATAGCCGCAGGCAAACCATAACCCATACTAGCACAACCAACATTTGTAAATAGTCTTTTGGTTTTCTTTTAATTTTAATCCTTGTAGTGTTACTACGTGTGCAGAACCATCACTGGTTATCACAGGAAGATTATCGCAATAATTTTTTAATCTATCTATAAAATAATAGCTGCTGGCAAAAGTTTTCATATTAATATGTTTGTCATAAACATACTTTTGAGTATTTCTTAACTCAAGAATATATTGTCTCCATTCTTCTATATTAGCATATTTCATTACAGGAATAGAATTTAAAAAATTCTCCTATATCTGACACTATTTTAAGATCTATTTTAAATTTATGTTTATCTATTTCGTTTTCGTCTATATCAATGTAAATTTTTTAGAATTAGGAGAAAATCCCGGTATATTATACCCAGTCATTTTAACATTCAATCTAGATCCTAATATTATTAATAGATCTGCTTCTTGAACTATTTTATTTGAAGTTAATTGACCTAATATTCCTATTCTACCAGCATAATATTGATACGTATTGTCTACACAATCTATACCAGAATGTACGCCTGTTAAAACAGGTATACCTGTTTGTTTTAATAACTTATCAAAGATTTCGTAACTTTTTGATAAACGAATTCCATTACCAACAAGAAATACAGGCTCTTTTGCTTGCTTGATAAGTTCTAAAAAATTATTAATTTGTTCTATTGAAACATTCTTTTGTGGTTTTTGTTTACATCATATTGTTTTAACTCGGATAGCTTTACTATTGCTCCCTGAATATCCAAAGGTATATCAATCCATACAGGTCCTGGTCTACCAGTTGTAGCTATATCGTAAGCTTTATTCAGTTCATATAATATATCATTTTTATCTTTAATCATAACAGCATACTTTGTCATTGTTTTTGCTGTTGATATAATATTAAATTCTTGATCACCTATTTGTCTACAACCAGTGCCCTCGGATGTTTGTGATAATGATACTTGACCGATATAAAAATAATAGGAACGCTATCCAACCAAGCACCCAAAACCCCCGTGAGAGTGTTTGTTCCTCCTGGTCCTGTTGTTACAACACAAGCACCAACGTCTTGTTTTAATCTTAGCATAACCTTCAGCAGCCATTGCTGCTGCTTGTTCGTAGAGAAATATACTTTAGTGTTTTTGCTTTTCCTAATGAATCTCATCAAGTGAATACAACCACCACCAGAAACAGTAAAAACATGATTTATATTTTTGATTCCAAAAACTCTACTACAATATCAGATACTTTCATGGGTAAACTTTTTTAAATCACTTAGTGCTTGATTCCAATTTTGGAATTGAATTGCTTTATCATCAATATAACAAATACATCTAGGTTTTTCTGCTGTTATATCTTTTATGTATTCATTTAATTCATACTTTTTAACCATTCCCATATCAATTCTGGTCCTGTTTTTCCGTTTATAAGTGGTCTATCTTTCTTTGCTTTAGCTGTGTAGATTACTATATGATACTTTTTTGAAAGTTTTTTTATCGCGTCAATAGAACCCTCAATAGGACTTCCATATATTGTCCCATCGTGATAACCTAACTCAAAACTATGGATAACTCCATCAAAATCTATAGCTATAGTTTTTGCTTCTTCTTCTTCAATTTTTTTCTTGTATTCATTCATGGTTTATGGATTGATTTATTCTATCTTGAATCATTTGGATGCGTTTAATATCTTGAGACGCAAGAGTAGTATAATATTCGTGTTTACACTTAAGCCATTCATATTCAAACATTTGGCCTTTTGAAAGGGCTCTTGGTAGATTTTTTAAAGCAACTGATGGATCGTATATTGCATAACGTGTTTCAAATTTATCAAGTAAACCTTCAGAGTGAAGTTTCTTTAAGAAAGAAAGAGAATCTGTAGAAACAGCTCCACCCAAACACAATTTTAATCCTTTTTCTTTAACTTTAACAAATACTTTACGCACTAATGAATATATCTCATCGCTATTGACATATGTTCTATCTTTCTCCATAGAAGAAACCAGATCTACTCGACCAACAGTAACTCCATATAAACTGTCAACTTCAACTATGTTCAGCATCTTTTCGATGTTGTTTACTGCGGTTATTGTTTCTACATTTATATTTAAGTGTATAGAACTTAAAGAATCATTTGGAATATGTGTTTTGGCTGATTGGATAAACTTTTAAGACCAAATTCAGACTCTACCATAGGAGCCACTAATCCCTTGACTCCTATGATCAAAGAATCTTTATAATATCTCTAATCGCCTCTGGACCACCTATTTTAAGTGTCAGTTTAGTTTTAGCTTGATTACAAATTTCTTTTAGGCGAACAGTTTCATTAAATAATGCTCCCTCATCTTCAAAAGAAGTTTTAATACCAATAAGACCTTCATTTTCAATGAGATCAGTTAAAATTTTAACGCATTTAAATTCTCTGGTGTTCATGGTTTATTTTTTTGTTATTATTGCTGTAGCATATGCATTTTGAACATCGACATAGATTTCTATGCCAGATATATTATTTTCTAAGTACTCTTTTCATCGAGGCAACAGGTGCTCGGATTCTATTTTACCTGTTTCTTTAAGTTTGTATATTAAATTATAAGTCTCATCGTTTCTAATACAACAAACTGGCTGATTTGGAATCGACATATCTTCTAAAATATAATAACCACCAGATTTAACATATTTAAAAAGCTGGCCCAAAGATATGATTTGATGGTGATGTTCATGTGAACCGTCTTCTAATATAAAATCAAATTGTGTATTACCAAATGTTTTATACATATTTTGTAAATCTATTCTATTACCTTGGTCGCCTTGAAAGAATTTTATCCTTTCATTGTTTTTTATAACAGGATGAGTTGACATATCTTTGATATCAAACGTGTAAATATACGCTGCATCAAAGTAATCTTTCCACATATTTACAGACTGACCACCATCAGAATATTCCATTTTTATTCCAATTTCTAACATTCGAATGGGTTCTTTCTCCATTTTGTTAAAAGTACATCATAAATTGGAGCATATCCGTGACGAGATGCGTTTGGAAATTCAGTTCCTTTATCCGTACCGTATAAATTTGCTAATTGATCTAATGTTTGTTTCATTGTTATTTTACCATATAAAATTATTTTTATAATACTCTACTACATCCCTTAAAGCCATCTTAAAGTTTATTTCGGGATTCCATCCTAATCTTTTAAGTTTATCATCATTCAAAGAATATCGCAAATCTTGTCCAACTCTAGAACAAGACATATCAACATAATCATTTACATCAAAAGTATCAGTATTTTTTATGATTGATATAATGTCTTTAACGGTTTGTATATTTGATTGTTCAAAGTCACCAGAAATGTTGTATATCTCATTTTTAACACCACTCTCAATAATTTTTATTATTGCATTCGCGGTGTCTTGTGCGTGTAACCGTTCTAATTGAGTTCCATTGTTGTGTAGGGGTATTTTTCTATTTAGATTAAAATACTTACATACTTTTGGAATTAATTTTTCTGTGTATTGACCAATTCCGTAGTTGTTTGTGGGTCTAACAATAACGTATGGAACTTTATGAGTTCGTGCCCATGCTAGTATTAACATGTCTGCTGCAGCTTTAGTTGCTGCATATGGGTTTGATGGTTTTAATATATCGGCTTCAGTGTGAGCACCTTCAACAATGTCACCATAAACTTCGTCTGTACTAAAATGTAATAGAGTAGGTACTGCTGTATTTTTGTCTATAGTTTTTTATTAACTTTAAAATATTATGAACACCGTTTATATTGGAATAAATAAAATCATCACTATTAGCTATGGAATTACCTACATGAGTTTCAGCAGCCGTATTGATAATATAATCGCAATCATATAAAAATTTAAGGTCATTTATATCACAATGAACAAATGAAAATTTTCGTATTGATTAAATTCTTTTAATAAATCGTCATTTGCTGCGTATGTTATTTTATCTACACCTTTTACATACCAGCCTTTTTTTAAACAAAGTCGTGTTATATAAGAGCCTATAAATCCTAAACACCCTGTTACATATACTATTTTCATTTTATCTGCTCCAAAAAGTTGGTTCTCCTATAATTCTGGGTGCACAGTATTTATTTCTCAGAAGTTTGTGTTTGTATTTTATTATCAAGTTGTAATATTGTTTTAGTGCACATTCGTAGATATATGCATGAAAATTATCAGTATAATTATACCAATAATCGTCTATTGCATTGTAAAAATTTGTTTTAGTTTCTAGCTGTTCTTCTGATCCAGCAGTCCATATATCAAAAATATACGGATATTTCCCGTCGTATGCTGTTTTGGGTATCAATAAATTTGATGAATTTAATTCATTTATATCTAATTTAGAAAGATAATTTATATCTAATCTAGTAGAAAAATACTTATCATATTTTTCATATTGTCTGGCCATTTCAAAAGCCTTTAAACTACTTTCTAACATATTTTTTACACCCAAATGAGAATTTGGTATATGTTTATTGTATCTTGACTTTAAATAGTCTGTTCCCCTATCTGTTTCCACTATTATGTGTTTTGGATTATATGATTTTTTAATCCCTTCAAAATCTATAGTTTTTGAAGACTTTTCTTCAAGGACCCCTTGTGTTTGATCTTCCCATCCATTCCAGTGTGAACCGCTTTTAGCATTAATTCTATCCCAGGTGTGTATAAAAATATCACCCGGAGCAACAGAATAAACATTATCAAAAAAATTTTGATAACATTGTTCCCATGTTCTGGAATGGCCGTGAAAGATATAGGCTATTTTCATTAAGTATTCTCATAATATCACTATTTTTATAAAAGTCAACTAATTTATGTATAATAGTTTCAACAGAAAATTTATTTGTATAACCATAAGACTTAACTTTTTTATATCCAAATAAGAATGTCTAACCTGGACTATATTGTGAAATTGTGTTGGTTGGATGTCTATTATCTTAGAACTAGAGCCCGAATAATCTATGGCCTTTTGTATGAGATCTCCAAACATGAACGGCTCACCACTGCCTATATTAATGATCTCATTTACTGGAGCATGATCTATACAGTGTTTTATTGCAGTACATACATCATCAACGTAAATATAATCTCTTAAAACTTTACCACCATAATAAAGTTCTACATCTTTATTTTCAGTTATTTGTTTTATAAGATATTGTAGAGCATTTTTCTTTTTAGAGATTTTTAGATCACCTTCTCCCAATACATTAGCTAGTCTAAAAATTCTATATTTTATATTGAATGTTTGGCAAAAAGATATCAGTAATTGCTCTGCACAATATTTGGTTATAGAATAAAATCCTGTAGGATTGCATTTAGAATAGTCTTCTCTAAATGGAATTTCATTATTTTGGCCGTACACAAACCAAGAGCTAACAAAATTAAAAACTATATCTTCATTTTTAGGAATGTTTTCTAAAACATTCATTAGCACTTTTAAATTGGTGTCTATGTCTATATGTAAATTTTGATGGATATTATAATTATCAACTGTACTTATTAAGTACAAAATATTATTAGTTTTTGGTTTATAATCTGTTTTATCTAACTTTATTATTTGGTCGGAGTATAAATTACAAAATTTAGATCCTATAAATCCAGAACCACCAAACACTGATATTTTATCAATATTGCTCATATTTTATCCCATGGTGCTTAAACCAGTTATTTACATCTAGTAAATGATACTTATAATCTTGTTTTAATTTATTATATTCCAATTCTAATAGTTCGTAGCTTATGATGGACCAATCATCAATTAAAATCATAGGAAAATTTTTAGCATAATATGTATTCATCGCAGATGTTTCTACTACAGGAATCGCACCAAAATATAAAGATTCCCACACTCGATGTGTGTCTTTTCCGTTTCCTGGAGGACATATTATAAATTTATGAGTCTGTAAAGCTTTATAGTAATCACCAACATCATTATAAACCGTTTTAGTATTTAATCGGTCTGATATTATTTGTTTTATTTTTGTTCTCTTCTTCTGGATTTGTTTCTATATTAAAATTAGAATAAAACAAATCCATCTCTATTATCTGTTATAGTAAATTGTTTTAGATGTTCGGTTTCAGATGCTTCAGATCTCCAAGGAGGAACTAAACCAATAGGCAACGGTGTCATTATCTCGTCTATTGTTTCTGCATTTTGTGCATACCATTTTTTTATATTTTTAGGTACTGGTGGTATATAACTAAATTTATTGTATCCACCATGAGTAGAGACCGAATGATCATTGTCCCCTGATATTAAAATTATATCTGTTACATCAGAATTATTTAAATAATTAAAAAGGTTAGGAAGATATGTACTCCAGCAGTATATGGTACAACCATTAAAAATGTCTTTTCTTTTATTTGATTTTATATACGGAACACCATCATTACGAACAAAAACAACATCACATCTGTCAGCATAATTTCTAGCGTTTAGTGTTGTTTGTGGTATTGTTTTTACATGAGTAAACATTTATACAGATTCTAACAGTTTTAATTTATCTTGAAATTGTTGATAAAAACCATCATGATCGCACATATTTTTTGATCTCCTCTACCATGAAATCCAAAACAATTATTTAAGTCAAAATCACATTCTGGTATTCTAGATTCTAATGAAAATCTCATAGCAACTTCAACAGGAGCAAATTTACAACCGTGCTGTTCTAGGGCATTTTTATAACGAAGACATATTGTTCCGTCTTCATGCCCCTGTGAATCCATATAACGACAAAGATTAATTAATTTTTTACTTCTTAAACTGAACCCACCATTACCTACACGATTAATTTGACCATAATTTTTCCATGGCGCACCGATATAATCGTATTCTAAAAATCCATCATCCCATAAATGAGGATTTATAACAAATCCATCATCGTGAATAGTAAGACAATACTCTGTGTCAACGTACTTATACAGTTCGTGTAACATAAATTGACTATAGGTATCGTGTGTTAGTTTTGGTATTTCTTGATAAATTATATCATCCGGCACATTAACTGGTTTGATGTGTGATAATAGCATATTTTTTGCAAAATCTATATGCTTAGTACTATATTTTATAGCTTTTAATCCTATATCAGGATTTACACCATCAATACAAATTAAAGTTATATTTTTTAATTGTATCTTATTGCTCATAGATATTTACCAAAACTATTTTTTAAGAACATCTATTCTATTTTTATTTGGTACTCCAGTAATATGAACAAGAAATGATTCTGGTGTCCACGGTTCTGGAGGATCTGGTCTACCATCCCATATACCTCTATACAATTCTTTACTAGGTATAGAATTTAAAAATCTGTGATCTAATATTTTAATTGTATCTCTACAGGGAGTTTGGAGCATACATTATATTAAATGTAGTTTGTTCTTCTCCCCAGTGATTGTTATCAATAACATATTTTCCAACAGAAAAAATGTAGTTATTAGTTCTTTAGTTCTGTCAGTATTTTTTAAAATAAAATTTCCAGTACTAAATGAATGTTTTCCGGGCCAATCCCAAGATACAAATAAAGAGTAGCGTTCGTTTGTGATGTCTTCTATTTTATATTCTGGGTTTGTTATTAACGCATCTCCGTCAATCCACATTACTGTATCGTAATATGATAACATATCAAAACATCTTAATGCACGTAGAATTCCTAGATTTGTTGATTTAAATATGTTGTTTCTATCTTCTCCCAAAGATTTTAAACATAATAAATCATACCCATGTTTTTTTGCGTATCTTTGTTGAGACGGATACGTTAAATCGTGTACTTCTTCATAAGTATTATCTAAATCAGAAGAAGTTTTTAAACAATCTGTAGTACCAGTTATTAGTAGAATTTTATTTTTCATTTTTTATTTTTAAAAAAATCATCGGTTATTTGTTCGATATAATCTAGTTGCTCTCCAGTGATTACTGGACTAGTTCCTAAAAAGAAAGTATCTGTTGTTACTTTTCTAGCATTAGGATACTTTGTAATGACTTCTTGTGGGTTCATCATTCCAGAATACGCTGGTTGTAACATGATGTTGCCAGCAAAGTATGGTCTTGTTTGAATCTTATTGCTTTCAAAATGATCCACAATATCTTTTCGTTTAAAAGGAGCTCCGTCTTTAATAGTTATTGCAAAAGCAAACCAAGCTGGTTCTGCGCCTTCTGTTGCCTTTGGAAGTATTAGATAGTTTTCATATTTAGAGAATATCTGTGTAAGGCGTGCATGATTGGCGTTACGCATCTCAATAATCTTTGGTAGCTTCTTTATTTGTGCAAGCCCCATAGCTGCTTGCGAATCTGTTGGCTTAAGATTATAACCAATTTCATCGTACACATACTTGTGATCAAAGATCTCGTCAGGCAAAGCTGGAAGCCAGTTAGAAAAACGTGTCTTACACATACCATTCTTCAAAAGATTAGCTTTTTGACCAACACAATAGCAGCCACGGCCCCATTCTCTAAAACTTCGCACTACCTTTTCTTGATGCGGAGTATTACATGCTATAAAACCACCTTCGCCCATGGTAATATGGTGAGCAGGATAAAATGAAAAACTAGCAAATTCTCCAAAACTTCCTAATGGTTTTCCTTTATAAGTAGAACCCAAAGCATCACAACAATCTTCTAGAAGAATAAGGCCGTATTCATTAATGATTTCCATTAAACGATCCATGTTTGGAGGATTGCCTAATACGTGAGCGAAGGTAATAACTTTACAACCTTCTTTAGCTCGCTGTTCTACTTGATCTAGATTAAGATTTAGTGTATCTAGATCTATATCAACAAATACCGGCTCAAATCCCACCTGAAAAATAGGATTAATAGTTGTTGGAAATCCTGCGATAGGAGTAATTACCTTTGTGCCTTTAGGAAAATTAGTAAGGCGTTTAGATGTAAGAGCTGACATCATTAGCAGATTTGAGCTACTACCACTATTAGTCAGAATACCAAAATTTTTATCAACTAAACGAGGAAAGATCTGTTCAAAACGGATGCCGTTTTCTCCAAGAACTAACCACCCCTCTAGTATAGTTTTAATAGATTCGGTATACTCTTCGGTATCAAAATACGGTCCAGCGTATTGAACCCAATCTTTACCAGCCACCCATTTTTTTGCTGCGTGTTTTTCGTTTATAAATTGTTCTACTTGTTTTAAAATATTTTCCATACTCATATTAATGAATTCCCATTCCCCAATCGTTTAGATTGGGAATATTATATTCTTTAATCATTTGTTTAATATACTGATACTTATAATTATCACTGATATTTTGCCGACTGTAAATTAAAGGATCTACTTTTAAAGGAAAAGAAATTTCTGCGTATTCCCAATTAAAATTATTTACAGACGCATCATAAGCAGAAGCTGAAACAGTTTCTGCATTAAATTTTATTCGATTTACATAGTCTGTAATTTTCCAATAATATTGTTTTATAGCTACTGCTTTTTTATCTAACCATTGAAGATGTGCTATAAAAAGATTTGGTGCTTGAATTACCGCTTGATTTTTTGGAACTGGTAGATGTTCAGAGTGCATCTGGGCAGATTTAAAAGATATCTTATTTTCATAAGAACCAATTCTATCTTTTAGATTATGTCTCCATGGACCGTCTATTCTTATTTTATTTTTATCTGTGTATTGGATCCATTGTGCATGGATTAATGTATCTTTGTTTTGCTCTAGAATTGACTCTAATTGATCTTTGTTTAAGTTTCCATCTAGATATTCATCCGCATCTAAACAGATAATATGACCAGAATGTTTAAAAGCTTCATCAAATAATCTTTGTCGTATATTTGATTCTACAGATAATTCGTTTTGATTTTTATTTGTTCTAAGAACATTTAAAATATTATATTTTTCTTTATTCTCTAATAAAAATTCATAGGTTCCATCTGTGGAGTCATCATCCATAAAAATAAAACCATCAGCATATGTTTGCCAATGTGGAATCATTTCTTTTAAAAGAAATAATTCATTTTTAATTAAAGTAATTTGAATGATCATAATATTAACAGCTCAGTATTCTATTTAGGAGAGGTTCGCAATATTTTTTAGCTGTTTCAAAATTAAAATTAATTTTTTCTATATTAGAATAATAATAGTCTTCAGTATAATTTGTTATAAGAATGTTCTCTGGATTTATCCAGTAACTGGTATCAAAATATTCTGATACGTTCGGACAACCCCAATATATGGGAATTGTTTTTGTTATTAAACAATCTATTAATTTTTCTGTAAAATAATTAGGTTCGTTTGAACTTTCGATAACTACAGAATACATCGAATTAAAAGATGTATTTTGTTATCATTTGGAAGTGTTGGTGTGTTTGGTATAGGAAATCGTGTGGACGAATAAAAGTTTAATTTTGTTTTAATTTTGTTTTTATTATTCCAAATAGTATGGCGGATGTTGTATCCTGGTTTCCCTGTCAGGGATCCGCACACCATACTAATACTATTTTCTTTTACAAGCTTACCTAAATCTTCAGTAAATGTTCCAATAGAGTCTGGGTGATGTGATGATTTATTTAACCATGTGGTTCCGTATGGCTGTTTTACCGCATGAGAACACTTCTCTAAAATTTTAGGATTAGAAGTTATAATTTTAGTGTAATAGTGCTGATTAGTAATAACATGATCTGCTTGCTCTACCCAAGCAGATGTTGTTGGTTCATTAATATTAACGAATATTTTATGTTTTGCATCAGAATAAAATTGTACCGGTCCCCCTGGTCTAGAATTTTTACCAAATCTGGTAAAATGAATTTCATATGATTCTGGCAGATCAGGTAAAGACTCTGGTGATATAAGATAATCAGCGTTAAGAACAAGCGGTTTCATTTTATAATTTTATCAAATAAATATTCGTCTGCTAGTTTTAGATCCTTAACAGCATTAAAATTATTTGTGATTGCTGTTAATTTTGAATCGTATACTTGTTTTGATAAACTTTGTAATATCTCAGACTCTTTATTTTGTTCTAAAAATATTATACCATCTGGATCAAAAAAGTCAAAAATCTTTTTTGTTCCACAATAAACTGGAACTGTGCCTGTTGCAAAACAGTCTGTTATTTTTTCTGTCCAGTACGAATCGTAAATACCATTTTCAATAACTATACTAAACATGTACTCTTTGATACCATTTAATTTAGTATTCCATGGATTTCTTGGATCTGTTACTGTTCTCTGAGTACCGTGTGCTCCACCAAATACATCTAGATCAGCATCCAAAGCAAGTCTAGCAATCTGATGTCTGTATACATGTCCTTCTGTTGCTAATTTAGGAGAACAAAACATAGAACATAATTTTGTTTTTTCGTATATTGCCCAGTCTTGTTTTGGAACCCACGGGTAATTACTACCACTTGGGCAAAATATAAAATTAGAATTTAATTCTAATAACGATTGGTCGCAAGTAAAAATTTTATTATAATAATTATTAAATAGTATTTTATGATTGTGGATTAAAAAATTATAAACATCTGGTACTATGAATCGAGACTCACAAACCCACCCGTATCTTTTTTCTTTAGGAATAGAAAGATCTGGTTGATACATCATACCACGATCTATGTGTACATCCCAATCTCCCTTTTCTGAAGACCAAGTAAAATTTGTTGGGGTTATATTTGAACAGGACGAATAGTTTGTGTCAAAAGGAGCACCTATTGCTCTTACTTTGTGCCCGGGCTTTGCCATTCTATTAAATCCTCACTCATTCCTAGATTCTTTAATGCTTGTTTCTTTGAATCAACATCAGCCAGCCCCATCACAATATAACTGTTTTCGTTGCCATCTCCGGGCCATACACAATATTCTGGGCCTAAAATTTCATAACAAAACCATCTTTTTGATAAAAACTATGAAGAATTCCAACAAGAGCTTCATGATCAAACCACTGTCCACTTGCTGCCATTTTTCTAGCTAAAAATGTCCAATGCTGTAAAAATTCTAATGATTTTGAATTAAATGCAAAATATATGGGAGAAGCTTTTGCTGCATGTAATTTATTCATAGAGCATGCTACCGCTAAATCAGTATTGCCCTCAAACAAATCAAAAACATGTAGTTGTTTTCTTACGTCTGAATCTATATCTAGCCAAACAACAGGCTTCTGTTTTTCTATTAATAATTTGTAAATAAATTGTGGTTTGCTTAAACAGTTTTGTTGATACGAACCCAATGATGTTTTTCTCGTATATCGTATGGTACACGAAGAGCATCTAACTGTTGCTTTAAACGTTTTGCGTGATCGCTATAGTACGTTTTTCCGTCTATATCACTATAAAAAGAAATCACTTCAGTTTTCATGGTTAAGAGTTTCCTATATGATATTTAGGCACAAGTTGCCAGTCTTTCTTTTCTTTATGCGGAATAATTTTTAGTTGAGCTAAAGAAATAATAGGAGAAGTGTATTCTTCTGAATCTACAGCCTCTACTAGCCCCCATTCCACGAGAAGTTTTACAATCATGTTACGATCGACCCAGATCTGTATCATCTATATCTGTTTCAAGACCATCCAGATCTAACATTTCTTTAAAGTGCATAATAGCGTATCGTCCACGCTTGTGGAGGATGTGGCAACTTTGATACAGCTTTTTTCTTTCTTAGACGATACACCCATTCGGGTAAGAGTCTCTTTAACCTTGAGGAAATCGTCTTTAGTTTTTAGCCGAACTTCCACTCCAAGGCCATCAAAAATATCTTCGGGTTCCATAATAATCCGCTTTCATTTAAAATTTCAGTAACACGGAATTATTTAGGAATTTTAGTATTTGTGCCACCCTGATCCAATAGGTCAGAAATTACTTTCCAATCTTGTTCGGAAATCAAATCCATAACCTGTTTGGCCTTGGTATGAGAATAACCGTATAGTGTCTTTAATGCGTCTATACGATCATTAGACTCGTCCTTGATCCATTTACTGAACCGTTTACGAGCTCGGGCAGACACCCGAAGAAAGTCGTACTGAAGCTTTTTACCCAGACCTGGTAGACGATTCATTTCGTTTGCCAGAAAGATGGTATCAGAAAAGTACGAAAGACCGCGATTAGCTAGAAACGGATTGTACTCCCGTTCACACCCGGGATCTTCGTCCATAAGTGGAATTTTTGTTTGATTTATGGAATTTAAAAAGTCAAACGGATTCATTATAATTTCCTAGCAGCCCAAGACATTTCAAATCCGCCCATAATCAGTTCATTTGGTTTATTAGCAAAAAATTCATCCACTGCCTTTATTACTCCCGGCCAACCATGAGAGTAATCGTGGCCGCAGAAATATCCACCACTTTTTACTTTAGGATACCACAACTCTAAATCTTCTTTAACGGCTTCATATTCATGAGCAGCATCAATAAAAATTCCATCTATACTATTGTCTGCAAACAATTGAGACGCTTCTTTAGAAGTCATTTGTAAAGCTTTGAATTTGTCTCCAACTGGAGCTAAATTTTTTTAAATTCTTCAAACAAAGTATCATTGATAACTGCTGTCTCGTTTTTATGCTCGTCACTACCTTTCCAAGTATCAACCGCATAAATATTAAAATTTTTATTGTTATTAATTGTTTCTACAATAAAATACGATAAACTTTTTCCCTTCCATACCCCAACCTCAACAAATACTCCATTTTCGGGTAGTACTTCTACTAATTTAGTATACAATTGGGGAAAAGTAAACCACCCTTCTAAATTTTCATAAAAATGTTTCATAATGTATTATTCCTTAAATTTATAAATTATTCTTTAAACTCGCAGTTCATCATCAGTTCCACCATAAACGCACACAGATTAATCTCTTGATCGGCCACAAACGCAGCTCTTGTATTGGTACTCGCCAATAACCACAACCGCCTGAGGAATGCTCTTGGGGTCTAGATGCTCGTATAAGCCATCGTAGACCTTCCTAAACACGTCCTGAGGGCTGTTGTCTAGATTGTTGGCTACCCATTTACGAATCTCTGTAAAGTTCTTGGTCTTGAGGAACCCCATCAGCTCCTTGATATTGAGTTCTCCAGCCGTACTAAGAATTCCGATATCAATAACTCCAGCAGCAGAGTACCGTTGGAGTTCATTCAGAGTACGACGAAAATCTGGAAAATATTTGACCACGACCTTGGACAGTACCTTGAGATCATACTTCAATACCTTCTTCGTCCAGAATACCTTGGCAACGAGTTAGGAACTGTTTTGCCAGTTCGGGGCGTTCCTTGGCCGGGAAGTTAAAATCAATAACTGTGCAACGAGAATGAATAGGCTCAATGATACGGTTCTTGTAGTTACAGGTCAAGATAAACCGACACGTCTTGGCAAACTCTTCAATAGCTCCTCGAAGGGCAGGCTGAATGCTCTGGGCGTTGGAGTAATCAAACTCGTCCAGAATAACAATCTTTTGCTTGGCTCCTTCTGACAAAGACACCGTACTGGCAAACTGCCTGATCTTGGTTCGTAGAGTATCAATATTACCGTCTTCAGAACAGTTGATCAGGATGTAGTCTGCACCTAGTTGAGTACACAGAGCCTTGAGCCACGGTAGTCTTGCCCATACCGGGCTTACCTGCTAGGAGCAGATTAGGACATTCCCCAGATTCTACGATAGCATTAAACGTATCCTTGAGATCTTGGGAAGAACGCAGTGATCAATGAGTGCAGGACGGTACTTCTCTACAAGAAGACCGATAGAATCGTTTGCGGTTAGCATATTATCCCTTGTAGGTGCTGCTGGCATCCATAGCCACCCAATACGTCAGCGGACGACTGGCGTGTGTAAACTGACCAATTACGCTCTTGGAAAGAGCAACACGGTAATCACCGTCTAGCATCTTCATGTTTTCCATCTTGAAGTTAAACGAAAACTCTGCTTCGTTCTTGTTTTCACCAACCTCAATAGAAAACACGTTACAAGTTGGATCCTTGAGATCACGAACCACGGCCATAACACTTTTCATTATCGGATACAAAACACAAATCCGGATTGCCCAGAACTGCTGCTGCTCGTTGAAGTTCCTTGAAGTCATCCGCAGTAAGATCAAACTCCACTGCTGATTCGATCTTCTTAATGCTCTTGGTTGGATACGAAAGAAGCTTGGGATCAGAGTAGTAGTACTTCACTGTGGAACCACGAGTGCCAGTGATTGTCATGTATTTGTCTTCAAACGTAAACTCCGGTTCTTGAAATAGAGAAATTACACCAAGAAGCTTGTTAAGATCCCAGATACCAAATTCGGTGTCAAAAGATTCTTCAACTTCCACCTCTGCCATAATATTCTTGGTAGGAGACATTGTTGTAATCTTCGACCCGGCCTTTACGTACAGATTAGAATTAATACCACTGAAATTCTTGAGAATGTTCAGGGTGTCCTTAGAGATTGTTGTTGCCGCTTTAGTCATAATATAAATTTCCTTTTATTTATCAAATCGTTCAAAGTTTTCAAAATCTTCATTATCTGGAATGTGTCCATGGCGCAGATCATTCAACCATCCGTTTTGGTTTGGCTTGCGTCCACGCTTTTTCTTTCTTCGTGCAGCAGCTTCTTTTTGTTCGCGCCTCCAACGTTCGTATTCCGATTCAGGTTCTGGTGTATACATCAAAACTCCTCTAAATGTGGCATAAGAGTCTTCAGTTTATGGTCAATAAAATACTGAAGCAGCTTATCTCTGCCTTTTCCTTTCTGAGATTCATAAGTTTCTAAAATGCGATCTTGTAGATCTTGGGGTACATTACTCATATCGATCAGAGTGCTATTCCTAATATATTTAGGATCTGTATAAAATGAAGACGACTCAGAATCTTTCTTTAATTGCTCGATTCGTTTTTGTGTCATTCGTGCCTGACGTTTACCGTCTATAACAAACGTATCATCATCACTCAACATGTTGGGAATACCATCGCTTGAGTCGCCACCGATAACGTGTTCAAAAAGAAATCCTCGTGGATCAGCACACGTAAGATATTTATCTGTTGTAGGGCCGTATTGACTAACATTTGGAAAAATTTGTAGCTGTTGAAAGTCTTTATCGTTTGAAACAATTAAGGATCTTTTCTGTTTGTGAATACGTCTTGCAAAGTAGTATAGATGACATCATCCGCTTCTGCTCCTTGCAGTCTAATACTGGGATACGGAAAGACTGTCTTTAATTTCTTCACGAAGAGTGTCTAGCACATCAAAAACTGCCTTCCACTCTTCTGCTTTTTTGCCGCTTGTTGCTTCTTGCGATTTTGCTTTGTAATACGGAAAAAATTCACGTCGCCAATAGTTATTGCCATCATTACAGAGAATCATTTCTCCGTATTGAGCGAAACTTTGGTGCGGTATTTACGGTAAGTATTCAGGACGGTGTGGCGGATGTAATCTTCGTTTAGAGGCTCGCCATCTTTAGATGCCTGAAAAATATTTGCCAGAATAATCTGGTTATTGTCGATAAGTACACATGTTTTAAATATACCACATAAAATACAGAAGTCAAAAGATTTGTACCCATTGTTCAGAATCTGTGTCTTTAATGTATTTGTACAATTCTTCCAGTATCGGGATTATACCACTCATCTCCCTGAACTACACGAGATGGATGGGGTTATGAAATTAAAAAATGTAACAGTTGTTCCATTTCTTTCATTAGAAAGTGGTTCCCAACCTGATCCTTTATGTTCTGGAGATTTACAAAGATCTGGATTTCTGGTTGCAATATATGCTTCTCCGTTTTTATATACAATATCACCTTCTGTGTATTGGAATACAGTTTCCGGATGTATCTGTTACTCTAAAAATTACAGGAACATTAGCCATTAAGAATTTCCTTAAATTCCTCTAAGGTAGTTATCATTTGCTTAATTTTGCGTTTACCAAGGAATGAAAACCCTTCTTTAAGGTCTACGTCTTGGCCTTTATATGCTGTCTTCAGTTCTTTAATATGAGGATCTAATACTTTAGCAAGACGCTTATAGTGTACTGGTTTGATACCCTCACCACGAAGCCATTCTGTGTGATCCACATTTTTTAGACCATCACGTATTGCCAAATCGTAAAAATGATCAATACGGCCTTCAATTACGGCCATGTATTCTATGCTTTTCTTTAGAATACGCTCTTGAACATTTACCTTTTCCTTATTAGGATCTTCAACCTTAGCTGGACGAACTAGACCTTGATGGATAATCTGATCTACATTCTTCTTGATCATATCCAACGTTTCAGGACGAAGTTTGCCTCCCAAATTCATGATTCGGCAACGACTGCCAATGTACATAAACTCCATAGCATTGATATCGCATGCTGCAGCCGCCTTGATATCTTTCTTTGAATAATTGTTTTTCATCATCCAATCGATGACCCAAGGCTTGCACATATTATTGTCGCAAGAATAACTGTACCAGTTAATAGCCCGTAGGATCTTGGTATCATATTCTTCTGGTGTTAACTTGTCTGCATCCTTCCATACAGGCTCGCTACCCATAATTAACGAGTCTACAGAATCTCCCCTACCGATACGGCGTGACACCTTTTTCTTTTTCTTTTTCATACAATTCTACTGAAGTTCTTTTTCTTGTCAAATTGAACAACGTGATTGAATCTATCTAGTAGTTGGTCCGTCTTATGGCTGATCACATAAACGTTTGCACGAGCACCAAAACTAGACAGCAGTTTCATCAGCTCATCCACTCCACCACTGTCCAAACTGGAATCAAATACTTCATCCAGAATAAGCAGATTAGTATTGACACTGTTCTTCAACTTTGCGATCTCTCGCCATGTCAGAAGCAGTGCCAGATCGATCCTCATCTTCTCGCCTTCGCTAAACGATTCGTAACAGAACTCGTCACGATGGCGGCTCTTGATAACTTCATTAAACTCCTCGTCTAGATGAAAATTTGCGTAGAAGTCCATGTTGTTCAGATACTTGTTCACGTACTTGTTGATTAGTGGAATATAATATTTCACAATCTTAGCTTTGATTCCACTGTCCTTGAACAGGAATACCAGTTTATCATAAGAACGAAGCGTGTCAAGTGCTTTTTGTTTTTTTCTAAAAGTTTTCCTTGTTTAGACAGCAGATCAGAAAGACGATCTTGTGCTTCTTGAATTTTAGCTTGAGTATCTGCAGTTTCTACAACAGTCAGCATCTCTTGATCCAAACGTTCATTAAGTTTGATCAGAGACTCCATGGTTTGTTCTTTTAGCAGAAGCTTTGATAATTAAGTCATTAAGTTTATTCTGAACAGACGTGACTCTTGTTCAGATTATTTTTAGACATATTGATGGCTTCTTTTATACGGTCCAACGAGCGACGGTGTTCTTGGGCCTTCTCAGACTTTTCTGAGATTACTGTCTCTTTGTGTTCTTTGCTGATGGTCTGCTTACAAGTTGGGCAACTGTGGTTTTTCTCGAAAAACTGGATGTCTGTCTTGTACGCTTTCAATGGTGTTCTCAAGTTTAAACAACACAATCTGCTGCTTCTTGAGTTCCGCATTAATCTGATCTCCTGGTTCAATTTCCGTCTCTAGTTCTTTCATGGACTTTTGAAGAGTTTTAATTTCTTTAGACAACCCCTTAATTGTCTCGGTGTTTTCTTCCAGAGTCTTTTTACGATCCGCCACACGATCTGAGGTATTGCGCTGGTACGACTCTAACTACCTCTTTGGTTGCATGATACTTTCTCATTTACCAATAATAGCTCAGACTCTACAGCTTGCAGGTTGCCTTTGGCAGTGCCTATTTTGGTTTTCAGAACGCCATTCATCTCTGAGAAAATACCAATGTCTAGAATATTCTCAATAACAAGACGGCGATCTGCAGGTGTTAACTGCATAAATGGAATAAACGAAGACGAACCTAACACAACCACCTGAGAGAATGTCTTGTGGTTCATGCCCACAATTTGTTCTTCTAGAATCTTCTGGTAGTCTTTACTCTTAGCGTCTTCGTTTACTAGTTCATCGTCTTTATAGATTTTAAATACTTTGGGTGATAGACCACGAACGACTTTATATTCTGTTTTTCCAATACTAAATTCTAGTTCAACAACACAGTTTTTCTTGTTGATGCTGTTTACCAGTTGAGGAATGTTCATGTTACGGAACGGTTTTCCGAACAGCGCAAAGCTAGATAGAGTCTAGAAACGCAAACGATTTACCGTTGCCATTAGAACCGCACACAAGAGTTGTGTTGTTTTTATTCAAGTTAATTTCAGTAAATGTATTACCGAAAGAACCAAAGTTTTTAAAACGAACCAGTCTTGAATGTTATCACTCTAAACTCTCCATATAAATTTCACGAACAATATTCTTTAACTCTTCTTTATTGTCCGATTCCATACCATCGATCTCTCGGTTAATTGAGGTTGAGAGTATCATCAGTAATATCCAATTCTGGTTCGTCTCCAGCCCTTTTCACTAAGATCTTCAATAATACTAACACTGGCTGGTTCCACAGCATACAACGAATCCAGGAACTGGTCAAATTTTATTTCACTCTTTTTTTCGTAAACTATTACCTTTACGTAAGTTCCTTTATATTTGAGCCGGATCAAAATCCTGAATTAGTGTACCGTTTCTCCATTCAATATTGTGAAATATTTTCATTTGTATTTTGTATAAACTGTAGTTCTCGGGTTTCTGTGTCTAAAATATGAAACCCTTTGGTTTCATTTGTGTCTACAATGGTCATCTGATATTGGGTGCCTGTGTAATGCACATTTCCTTTGGAACTCTTTCTTGTGAAAATGGCCGGACAGCACCAGATCAAATTTCTCTAGGAACTTGTCGTCCATGCCCTCACCAAACTTTACACCAGGCATTACTTCGTATCCAGTTAATTCCAAATGGCCTGCAAGAATGGTTGCTTTAGATATCAGCAATCTTTTGCATAAATGGTTTTTGATTTTCTTCGTTGATCCACGGTACTAGTCAAAATAGACGCACCATTAAAACACACTTCTGTGACATCTTCGTATAGATGAAATGATGGATGGCATCCACCAAGAACTTCTTTGGGAGAATTCAGGCGATTGGTATTCTTGTAAAACACATCGTGATTACCAAGAATGCAGTGAAGCTCCACGCCATTCTTATCAAACCATTCAATAAACCGCTTCTTGGTGTGGTGAAGTGTATTAAAGTTAATAAACTTACGCCTGTCAAACAGATCACCCAGATGAAGAACTTTGGTAATTCCATGCTCTTTGAGATACGGAAAAAACTGGTCTTCAAAGAACTTTAAGAAATGATTTAAAAACAGTGGAGAATCTCCACGTGCCCCAAAATGGGTGTCACTAATTACTGCAATTTTCATGATTTCTTGACGACGCTTTTTGCGTTTCTTTGGTTCATACTTTTCAATATCACGTTCAGAAATGCTAAAATGTTCGGTTAATGCTTCTCGTTCATTTGATTTATCAAAATAATTTTCTTTAAACCACTTGTGTAGTGTACCATCATCCATGTTTTCTGTCAACTTAAATTTTATATATGCTTGTTTTTTTCGCGTTCTATTCGTCGTAAGAAATGCGTAATATATTATTTGAGTAAAATATGAAAATGGATTTTTTGATTTTCTTGGATTAAAGTTATGAGCGTACATCAAGCAGTTTTCTATTCCGTCACCAATCATTTCATCCTTGTACGGATAATTCATAAAATTAGATTTAGAACATAATCGTTCTGCTATTTTTAAAAACAACTTCCAATATATTCTAGAAACAGGAGGTCGTTCATCACCACTATCTTCTGCTTCGCGTATTTCTTTTTTCCATTTAATCATTTCTGTCTAAAAACTTGTTTGTTGTCAACGTAATGATCGTTATTTAATTCTTTTTCTACTATTTTTTCTATTTTTTCTTCTGTTATTTTTTTCTTAACTTTTTTAGTTTTTCCACTTGACATCATGTAAAATTCCTGTTATAATATATTGTCTGAGTAAAAAAAGAATTAGATTAACGGTAATCGTCTGAAGAAGGATCGGCATTCCAATCCGTCCAGTCGTTACCTAGATTCTTTTTACCTTTCTTATTACCCGTAAACTTATTGGGATGCATTCCTTCACCATTTTCATTGGTGATTTCATTTATCATTTCACCAAATTCTTTTCGACTCAGCAATCCTGAGCGAAGAAGTTCTACGATTACTTCTGGTGAAAATACCAAGTTCATAAACACCATTTTATCATCTTTTCGAGGTTTTGCAAGATTCTTTTAAGTTAGAATCTGTCTTCGGGCATATTCATCATTTCTTCTAACATTTTCTCTAAATTTTGTTGAATGCATAGCGAATCATGTTCCGTAAAGAGGTGGAAGGGCTTCTTGTTGTATTTGGAGTATACAGGTCTGAGCTTTGGCAATTAAATTTATCTTCTTTTTTAATTTCATTTTCGTATAAAAATGCTACATCTTTTGATGGTTCTAACAAGGTAGTAACAGAATCTTTAGAAATAATTGTCTGTCTATCAGAAGAAAGAATTAACCAGTTTTTAAGCATAAACAGCTCTTTCATATTACCAAACAAATCATGAGAAACCATTGATTTTAAACACCATAGGACGATGTAATTTATAACTACCGTCTTCTGGTTCGTGGTAACACCAGCTAATCAGTTCTTCACCCGATTTCATTTTGATTATTTTGTATATGTTTTGTCATTGGACTCCTTTGGTAACTGAATAGACACAATCTTGTAAGGAAAGCCTTCATTAGTATATATTTTAAACGTGCATCTAAATGATGCATACCGTGGTTTACATGTAGCTTTTATAACATAAGATCATCTGCAATATCAAACAATTTCATGTGTTGTTTTGTTTCACTTTTACGTAAACCTCTGACCTATTGATTGTAAAACTCGAACTACAGATTTAGATGGAGACGCAAAAACAATGTTGTGAATGTTCTTAATATTTATGCCTGTGCTACATGTACCGTACGAAGCTAATAAGAACCGAATCAGATCCTTTATCAACAGCTTTTCGTATTTGTTCACGCGACTCTACTTCCGTTTCTCCGTGAATGAAATACACAGGTTTGTCTAGTTCTGATCTGTAACAGTTCATGAAGTGGTTTACCTTGCAGTTCTACAAAGTTGAACAGAACTAGTGTATTACCTGGTAATTTTTTACATAGATTTTTTAATAAATTCGTTTACGTCGATGGATTACTTACAACCCAACGAATCTCGTCCACATACATCATTTTTTTGGTTGTTTGAATGTCTTCAGGACTGTACTGAAGTTGCAAGCAGTCAATACTAATTTGCGACAACAGATCCTGATCTATAAGTTTTTTGGTTGTTGTGGTGTGATACGTTGGACCAAACAGCCCCTCAATTACCAGTTTATGTGTTTGGGTACCGTCTAGTGTACCGGTTGTACCTATTCTGTATTTGGTTTTTTTAGCCTTACTCATGATTGAGGTTAGTGACTTGGCTTTAAACAAGTGGCACTCGTCACCAAACACTCCAATAAAATCGTCAAAATACTCGTACGGCTGATTGTAGATGCTTTGCCACGTGGAAATAATTATTCTTTTAGTGGAGGTTTTGTCTTTTCCGGACATCACAGTATGAATATTTCGATCCGCCTTCCACGTGTCTTGTTTGGAATAATCTCGAAAATCTGCCAACATCTGGAGCCACCAGGCTGGTTGTTGGAACAATTATTAGTAGTTTTCCGGTTGGGTTTTGGTCTAGCATCCAGCGACACAGCAGGTAGATCATCATAGACTTACCGGAGCCCGTAGGAGACACTAGAAGGGCCCTAGAACGCTCTAGGGCGTGTTGTACGGCCTCTATCTGGTAGTCGTAGGGTTGGACATGCGTTTGCCTCCTGCAGATAGGGGTAAACCGTCGTATAAACTCCTTGACCTTTTCTGGATTTAGGATATCGTATGGGGCAGGAATATGCTCCCAAGTGTACCCACTGATCTTTAGCAAATTTAACTACGTGGTCTATAAGACCTGCATATATAGTCTGGGTGTACAGATTAAACAAGCGAATTTTACCGTCCCAGAGACCGTTTTTTAAATGCAGGGGTGTATTGAAAATTAGGAACAGTAAACGTAAAGTATCCGTTCAGCTCTTTGGCTAAAGAACGATCACAATCTATTTTTAAATTAACCGCATCCGGTTGTGTGATCGTAATGTCAGCCATTACACTCCTTGGGTAAATTTAAGCCAATCTATGATTGAACGAATTTGCCATTGGCGATTGTTTACTATTTTAACAACATCTTCCAGATAATTAACCTTTTCTTGTTGAAAATTTACTTTTTCAGATGCTTTGATATAATCGTTAATCAGATTCAATCAGTCTGGTCTGCTTCAGTTTTTAAGAACGTTTAGTTCAAACGGTTCCCAACCGAACTGGTGATCAGCTCTTCTTTGCTCATGCGGCCTGTATAGTATAACCATTTATTTCGACGAAGTACAGACAGCTCACTTTCCATTCGTTTAAGCTTTAAGTTTTTCGTCCATATACATAACCAGATATTTGTTATGAATTTGTGGAGTTCTGGACGATTCGGCGTCTAGAGCTGTTTGATCTATTTCTAGATCTTTTTTAATCATATTTTTTAATTCATCCAAGATTCATACTCATATTATACACTAAATTTAAGGAGTTTCAAGTCTTTCTATAGTATATCCTGTATGTGCAAACTTAACAGTAGCAAGAGCTTCTGTTGATGTTGGTGTATTTACTGAAAACTTTATTCCACTTACTGTTTGTGGAAATACATGTTTAAATTGTACTTTAATTTTTGGTTTGTACGAACTGTTTGTTATTAATAATGTAGCACCTGATGTTTTTTGAGAATACGGCAGAGTGGTATGGTCTGATATGTAATTACCAGTAGTTTGTATCCATTCGTGTAATTCTAACCAATTCTTGTAAATCTTCGTCTACACGAAACGTTAATTCCAATTCTTCAAATCTAAACGCACCTGTTGGAATTTTTACAGGATGACCCAGATTCGTGGGTTGGTCTGCTACACCAAATGCTATTCCTGGAAGGTTTGCTGTTTGACAAAAGTAAACCATGTTTGGTACTTTATCCAATATAAATTGAAAATAATTTACCAGCAAAACATTATGGGTTTCTGGTGTTGCCATAATAATATTTAGGTAAACGAAAAGGGCTCCCTTTTAGGGGGAGCCCTTAACGTTAGGTTTAGTTACGGTTTAGATCAGAGACCGAAACCGGTGTTGCCGTGGAGGTTGTTAACGGCGAAGATGCGGTAGTATTGATTGCCGCCGACAGTGTCTGATGTCAGTGCTTTCTAGAGAAGGGGTTAGCTACCATGCCGTAACGAGTCTTGAAGCCGATCTTGGGTTGGAAAGTGTTTTGATCGACTGCACGTACCATTTGTAGCGGTACGTATGGGCAGTAGAACACGCCAGCGTCGTATGGGCTTGCATCCACGATAGCCTACCAGGGCAGAAGTTTGCACCTAGAGTGGCGTATGGATCGATATAAACCTTGAACTTACCGTTGAGGATACCAGCAAAGGTGTTGCCGGTGTCATCGACCTCTAGTTGAGGTTGTAGGGCAGGGGTGAGGTTTAGGAAGCCACCCATGGCGAGAGCTGAAGCAACGTCGCTTGAGCAAACAACGAAGTTACCCTTACCACGGCGAGTTTCCTTGGCGATTACGTTGGCTTCACGTTCAATTTGGAACATGAGACCACGGAAACGTTCGGCACTCCAACGACCGTCTGAGTCGGTGTTGAGATCGTATACACCGGAAGTAGTCAAGATCGGTCTTGTTGTGCAACCGGCTCTTGAGCATTGCGGTATAGAGTGTAGATTAGCTCGCGGTTAATTTCGCTTAGAATTTCGGTGCTAAGGATGTTAGCAAGTTCGCTCTCAGCGTCGAGACCGTGAACAGCCTTGAGGTCTTGAGCTAGTTCAGTGGTGTACTCAGCCTTTAGAGCACGAGTACTGAGCTTCCACTGCAAGACGCTCAATGCTGAATGCCATTTCGTTGAAGGCCTTGGTGGATCGAACCTAAGTTTTCAGCATCGCTAGTAAGCATACCACGGAAGTGTGTTCATGTTAAATGCAGCTAGTCGCGGATACCAAAGTTTGGACCTTGGACTTACATCCGCCGCTGGTTACCACCTGTAGCACCGATGGGGTTGATACCACCAGTAGCAGAGAATGCAGCACCACCAGAAGTATTACCAGAACCACCGAACTTGAGCGTATAGCTTCTTGGAAAGAGCTTCACGGCCTTGCCCGCCAGCAGAACCAGCTACATCGCCGCGTGTGCCTTGACCGGTGTAGCGACTACGCATGGCGAAAGATGAGGCCGGTTGGTGCACTCATTGGTTGTACGCCAGCAAGATCGTAGGCCATTAGGTTTGGCATGCTACGACGAACTAGGCTGATTAGGATAGGATCGTAACCTGCGATGCTTGCTGAGCAGCTGCACCAACGGTTCCGCTACCACCGGTATTGCTGCGGCATTGCCACGCCCATGGCAGTTGTTTGGACCTGTCTCAGCAAGATATTGCTCACGGAGAGCTTTCTCTTGATTCTCTAGTAGCATAGCAGTGCACTTCTTCTTGTAACTGTCGTGAATTTCTGGAAGTGCCTCGTGATTTAGTAGAGGATTCCATTTTTCTACGAGAGTATCGTAGGGGGTTGTGTTTGCAAAAGTCCATATTTGACATTTTAAGTTTCTCCTTGATTTGTAATTTATTTATGGTTTAGTAAGTTTTGGTTTGACGAGACAGAGCGTTCATGTATACAGACATAGGACCTTCAGATACGTCTCTGAAACGTTCTTTTGTTCTGTAAGTACTTCTGGTTCTTTAGCAGCTACAGGAGCAGCTTTAAGATAGTTTTCTTTAAGAATAGTGAGTTTGTTTTGGAAATCTTCTGCACTGTTGAATTCCACACTCTCGGCTAGTGATGCTAGTCTCTCAGCGTCAACGTGTGACATATCAGCAACAGTCTCTAAGAAAATTGCGCGGGCTTTGACCTGCAGTGATTTCGTTTAGTTTAGCTCAACATTATTCTTGATTTGCTCGTTGAGGGCTTCTTCAAGTTGGACTGTTCTCATTCAAACAGATCTTCAAGAACGTCGTGCTTCTTCTCGGGAACTTCGATGTAGTGGGTTTCAAAAAGATTCTTGAGTCCACCGATAAAGCTCTCAGCGATTTCGGTGCGAATACCAGCTTTCAACAGCAAGCTTGTTTTCTTTTAACCACTCTTCTACAACGTAGTTGAGATACTCGTCTAGACGGGTAGCAAGTTCGTTTACAGTTTTGCTGACTTCTTGTTCTAGATGATTGCAGCACTTTCACGAAGAACGTCTTCACGAATAGCAGCGGTTCTTTCGTTTAATGGCAGCTTCAAAAACTACTGAAGCTTTAGTTCATAAACTCTTCTGAACAGATTTTCGCCACCGAAGAGATTTTGAAGGTGCTCATTACGCTGGTTTCAGATTTTCTTCTGTTACAGGAGCGGCAGCAGTTGCGGGTGCTGCGCCACCTGAGCTTGAGGCTAGCTTGATTCTTAGCAGCAGCTCCTTCAACAGCACTGGTGTCTAGTGTGCCTAAGAAACGAACCACGGCCAGATGCGTCCATGTCACCTTTTCCGGTGGCATCCATTACTACGGGTTTGTTTTGTGCTTTTTTCATATATTTTTCCTAATACTAGTTTATTTATATTTTAATAAATTTTAACAATTTGATACGTTTTATCTACGGCTTCCAGCTCTAGGATCTAAGAACGCTTTTTAAAATAGTTCTTCACCCTCATCGGCTAAAGCTTTAGTGTACGATTTTAATAACGGAACGAGCTCAACTCCTGCTACTGCGCTAACAGATTTTGGAATTTTAGGAGCCATGCTTGCGGCCAGTCCTGCTCCTCCACCCAGCACAGTTTCTAATTCCAGGAAGAGCTGCAATACCAGCCGCAACTCCACCTGCTGCTCCTAATAGATTACGATAGTGTCTGACGATATTGTTGTTCTGATTTTCCGTCCCAACCAAGAGCACCTACACGACCACTAGCCACCTGAAGCTACTTGTTGATGGAGGAATTACAGCAAGACTATCGCCCAATTAGGGCTTTCTTCTTTTTGCTTTCCTCCGCCAGCTCCACCATTGCTCCTCCTGGTATTTTACCACTTTTGGGACGTAACGATTGTTGGAGTTTTGTTGGTGTTACTCCATCTGGAGTTGGGCTATACGGTCCTTGACGGTGTTGGAGTAGGTTTTTGGTTGATGGGACCACCGGGTGCCCAATGGCAATTTGGGAAACGGGTTGCTGGGGTCGAAAGCATCGCTTAAGTAGTGCTTTTAATCTCGCTTGGTCTAAACTGCATTTTAATTGTACTCTTCACCAATAGTCCGCGCTCCTTTATTCATTTTATTTACAAACTCTCCGTGATTGCTACGTGTAGCTGCTTCGTATTTTTGTTGTGACTGTCGGTAACGCTCTGGCTGAGGTCGTGTGTCATCGCTGGTTGTGCTTCTGGTTGAGCACAGGCTTGAGCTTGCAGGTTGTGTGTCATATGGCTGTGTATTTGAGGTGGCGGCTTGGATTTAGTCGTGTGGCGTTACTGGTGGAACATCCTCTGGTTTGTTCCGTCTGGCGTGGGAACTTGTATTCACCTTCTGCACGAGTCAGCAGAACCACCAAGTTGACCATGGCAAAGGAGACGGTCTGTTAGTATTAAATGTGGCTTGTGTTGACTTTTGTGTCCGGTTCTGGTGCTGTTGTGAGTTTGCTGTTGCAGGTGCTAGAAGTTTTTGTTGAGGCTTTATAGTGCCCACCAAACAATTTAAGCTGAATCTGTTTTGTTGTGATTAGCTAACACCACCAAACACCAAAGGATTCTGGTTGTTTGTAACTACGGCTTCAGCTAAATGTCTAAAATCCAACTTTCATTTTAATTTCTTCAAGAAATCTTCAAACAATTGATTCCTTTGGATTCTAACTGTCTGGCAGACGCTACGAGACAGTTCACGATGGTACGCATCAATTTCTTTTTCTACTAAAATGCCGTTATTCCAAATCCATTCTTTACCTTCCATAATACCGTTAACAAACGCATTAGGAGCAGAAGGATCTGCAACAATATCTACAGCAGAAAGCATAAAATCTGGTTGAACTTCATTATAACCGTTCTTATTGTTTTAGTGAACCCATACCACGAGTAGACACGCCTAAACGAGCACCTTCACTAATAAGATTTTTTACAATCTCGCCCATAGGGAGTACTCATTACTTTAGCTTTTCCGTACACATCACTACCATTACAGTTTAATTCTTTAATAATAATAGCAACACGATCCAAATTAACTGTAGGACCCGATGGATGATTCAGTTCACCAAAAGCACGACTGTTGTTTGACGTACTCTTTAGTGTAACGAGCAACTTCATTGAAAAGTAATGTGTTTAGGATACATTCTTTTGTTTCTGATTGAGGGTGTCCGCTTGCATGAACGTCCCCTCAATAAAATAATTTTTACTACCATCGCACGAAGCTTCGGTTAAAAATTCTACCTGCTCAACTGTTTCGGTTATTAACTTCATTAGTCTTTCTCGTCTTCTTCAGATTCTTCGAATCTAGTTTCCTCATCTTCTTGGTCTTCGGACTCACTTTCTTCTTCTTCCTCAGATTGCTTCCTCGTCCTCGGTTTCTTCCATCATCTTCACTGCCTCCATTTAGAAGCCCATTCGAGTTGATGCTTTTTCCCAATCCAGAAACTTCACCGTCTTTATTCTTATCTGCCTTTTCAGCATCCCATTTTTCAAAAAGGGTAGGAGCGTATTCATCAAATTTAGTTTCCAGAGCCGAAGCTAAACGTCGATTTAATTCATCATTAATTGCAGTTTTAGCTTGAGCTAAATTTTCATTACTATTAAACCGATTAATGATGTAATGTTTTTATTGTCTTCCATGGTTATTCCTTATTTTTTATATTGAGCTTTGGCAAGCTTTAAAGATCTATTAAATGCCTCTTGTGATTCAAATAAGAGTTTTTAATCTTTCTTTGTTATCATTATTTAGATTTTCATATAATTTAGATACCATTTTAGCTTCTTCTTCTGTAAGAATCCCCATATTTCCGTCTTTGCTTATAGGTACTTTCTGGTATAAATGTATCTTTTACTTGTGATGGCGCTACTGGTTGTTTTTCTGGAGTATTAATGTGTTGTTCTAATATTTCAAGTATTTTTTTACTTTCTTCTTTATAAATTTTTCTATTAAACCAGCAAGCCCGATATCGTAGCTCTTCTTGAAGAATTGCTTTAAACTTATCCGGCGTGGCCTCTTAATATCATTTCTACCAGTCTTTTTGTTATACTCATTGCTGTGGTTCTTCTTCAGTTGGTGTTTCTTCCTCTGGTTCTTCCACCAAGAAAGCATCTGCTGATACTGTTGCATTTCTTGATTCTCGATTTGTTTCATGAGTTCTCTGTTTATCTGAGCATCAATTTCCAGTATTTCTTCTTCGGTTTGCTTTAATAAATTCTTTACTGAATGTACTCGTTAGAGATGAGAATCTGCCTATAAACGGAGTTAACTGCCGCTATTATATCTATTCTTTCACGTAGATATATCGTTATTTTTTAGCTCCAGTAAAATACGAGTCGTTATTAAACCGGAAAGTAATATCTTGAGATATACGATTCCAGTCTTCTTCGGTCATTATTCCTTTTAAGATTAACTTGGGTTCTTAGTGATATCTAAGAACATTCCACAAAAGCGGATGGCGTAGACCTGATCTATAAATTTATTGAACCGAACTTCGTCGCGTGTGATTTCTGCAGAATCGCCCCATGTTAAATCCGCTTTCGCCCATCATACGCGATAAGAGGAATACTTAATGCACGGAAGAGTTTTTGTTGTAGATACAATACGTCTTCCATCTGGCCAAGATTTTGGCCTGCCGTCTAGAGTACTAATTCTCAGTTCCACGCCCACCTTCACGACGAGGCATCCAAAAATCTTCAAGCATGCTCATATGGTTTCGTTCATCTCTAATTTGACCGGTAGCAGTGATCGTAAATGATCTTGTTACGATAACTGATTCATAATCTCTCGCAGATACTGTTCGGCTTTTTGTTTGGGAAGATTGGCCTACGTCTACGTAAAATATACGACGTTCAGGAGCACGAGATATGCGATAAATTAGCAACAGCGTCTTCAATCTGACGCAAGCAGGTTTAAGTGGCCTTACTACCTTTTGCAGATATCCCACTACATCGTTTGGTAGCAGAATCTACTATACCTGGAATGATCGCAAGCAACAGTATCTGGTGCTATCTTTCCAACCAGTACCTGATGTTGGGAAACTGCATCCTTATCGGTATCGGTGTAAACATAATACTCTTGGATACTCTTTTCCAGGAGCAACAGGTCCTACTCCACCGTAATACGATCTGTCCTTTTCACCACCTTTGCGAATCTTTTTTAATCTTTACGGGATCAAATCGGTACCAATTCTGTGATGCCTTTTCGTAGATCGTTTCTTGTCTGTCTCTTCATAGTAAAATAGTTTCAGAATCAATAATACCATCGTCGAAATATGTCTGTAGCTTTTATTAGAGAAAAATCTAACAGTTTAAGTATATGATTAAACTCCAGAGTATACTTTGGTCTTGATTGTTTCTGAAAGATTTACATGGTCTAAATTTAATTTTACTGGCTTTCTGTCTTGGTCTAACACAACATTGCTTCATTCACAATATCTTCAATTGCAGCATCTACTTCAGGATACAAGCGCCATTGTGAACGGTAGGGGCTGTTGAATCATCCATTCGGTTTTCGTCGCGGATTGCTCCGGAGAAATCCACGTATGTACCAAGACTCCACCGGTTTCTAACACACGCAAGAACCGTCATACGAGTCTGGAGTAATAAACATCCTTATTCTCTACAGCTCGTGTTGTTTCTTTTACCGATAGAAAAACCAAACAGTTCTAATTCCATATATTTACACCTTAAATAGTATGCCTATTTCAAAATGAGGAAACACTTATAAAGCATAATAGCATATCACGGTAACACCAAAAGTTGCTATAAATGATATTGTCTTGCGCCCTTGTCACAGTTTCTATTGTTGGCCCAACTACTATAGGCGGCCAGCAGTTGTGAGAAGATACAAAATCTACGAATGATAGTAGCAGCACCATTAGTATCTGGTTGCTCTACAGTCCATGCAGATCTCACCATTACCACGTTAGTCTGTTTGAAAAATGTGCAGATGGATCATTTGGATTTGTTGTACAGTATTATTTACGTGCGAATTTATACGTTCACTCCAGTTGGTGAAATGCTTTATATAAATTTATTCCACCTAGAAGAATTGTGGATTTTCATCTAAAACTGTTGTTATATTCCACGGACTGCTGAAGATTCTGTCTCCGGGATACGCACGGTTCTTCCTCTGCTGGTTTATGGGTATTCCACCAACCTGGCAGATCCCGGAACTGAAGCACTTCGCACGTAGTATGTACCACCACCATGCTAGCAAGATCCGTGTTTGCTAGAGATCCGCTATTCTATATTACTCTACCTAGTTTTCCACACACCACACACATTTCGGTAATTTTTAAATCGGTTTAGTCTGGTTCCGCCGCCAAATTGCGTTATAAAAATCTGTTGTTAGAGTGGTCGTTAGCCATGCAAATCCTTTTTAGCTAGTAAATATTTGTGATTCTGTTGTGTTTATGATTGTTATTTGTATTTGTTTCAGCAGCAAATACTGGTTGAACATAAACGTCTGCAACAAGTTTGTTTTCTTGAACCACAGAAGCTGGATTGTTTATTTCATTACATACAATTTTAAATCGGTCCAACGCCATTCTGAAATGTTAGATTTTCTAAAATTGTTGTTGCATTATTCACAAATCTTTGTCTAGTGTTTGCATTGTTTATTTCGCTATAAAAGACTTTGAGCGACTTTTAACAGTTCTTTCTTAAGATATGAAACCATAAGCATTACGTTAATTTTATCAAGATAGTTTAGAGAACCGGTATATGCTGTTTGATTTCCAAAGAAAAAGGTTCCTTCTCCAGGAAAGTTTTAACAGGGTTAACTCTTCCATTTAATAAATTAACAGAGTCTGATTCAGAGAAATTTTGTTGTAGTGACAGTATTCCTTTGATTGCTCCTCTATTTTTTCCAGCCAGGAGGTGCCCATATTCTCGCATCTCTGTGCAGATCTTACTAATACATCCCGCCACATCCGGACTAAGATTAGCCTCTCGTATAGTGACAATGTTGTTTATTCCTGCTGTAAATTCTTTCCTTCCGGCTACGTAAATAACATGTTCACTTCCTGTTGTATATACCGAAATCCGACACGTGATTATCGTATGCTTGAGTTAATGGGGTTGTTGTATTTTATTGTTATTACCAATAATAGCAACACAGTCTTGTCTAGTAGTAGCAATATTTACAGCTGCTCCAGAGAACACGTATTACCGGCATCAAAAATAGCCTGAATATCGACTAAATCTTTATTGTGTAATGGAGTACTAGACGCGCAGAATCCTCCACCGTTTATAAAATAATGATCACCAGTAGAGCCGGTTCCACCAATATAACACTTGCCTCCGTATAGTAAATAATTGTGTACTGCCCACCACTCACCAGCCCAAGATCCTGTAGGACCGTTCAGTATAGCCTTTTTGGTTTAGTCTAGGCTAGCCATTCATTATAACTTGCTGACGTTTATAAGACCTATTTCTGTTTCTGAATCTACCATTTGTACCAGTAGTTCCTAGAATTGGAATTAATCCATTATAAGAAATAACTCCAGCAACCAAAGGAGATTGAGGATCTGAGACAGAACCAGACGTAAACAGTGATGCTGATGTGTTGACTGCCATTATTTCTCCTAAAAATCAAATTTTCTACAATATTTATATTTTTAAAAGATTAGGCTCTGAATCCAGTTGTCGTCGCTCTGTTGGTTTAGTTATTTGTGGATCATATTCTTCTACATCATCAATTCCGAATATAAATCCAAAACTAAACCAGTCATCTTCTTCTATTTTTTTAATTTCTCCCTCAAATAGTTCTTTTCTGTATGTCTATATTTGTGATTTCTTTAAAATATGATTGTTTAGTTAACCATGAAAACAGAACTAAACACATGACAAATCGTCATGTATGGCCGTCATCTGCAGCAAAGAATTCCATTTATGCAACAAAAGATAAGCAATTCTTTAATAACATCTTCGTCTTGTATTAGCAGTTTATCTTGTTCTATAAGACTTTTTAATATAGAACATCCTAGTTTTTTAACAACAGCAGTTGTTCTAACACCCAAAAGAGTTTCATCCTCGGCCAAATCCACCATTTAAAACCATACCAGATCTTCCTTTATTCATACTGGTTAGTAGATTATCGTATTCTAAATCGTAATGTAAAATATCTGCAACTTGTCCACCAATATCATTAACTTCTACTAACATGTACGCATTGTTATATTTTTTACCCAAAGCAGATAATATTGTAGGAAGTAACATAGGAGAAATAATATTATTTCTATATTTTGCTACAATTCGATACGGTGCTTCAGTTATATCAAATACTACAGCTGCACTATAATCTTTACCTTGACCTCTAGAAGTATCTACAGTCATAGCATATACTCGATTTTGGTTTATGGCTCTTCGTATATCGATAAGCCCTTCTTTTGTTATGCATGAAGGGTGTTTAGGCGACTAAGAACGTGCAAGTTTGATGTAGAAATCAATGTATTAGACGAACCAATAAAATCACAATCGTATTCACTTCTAAACTTTTGTTCGCCACCAGAACCACCACCCAATTGTTTAATTGTTCGTTCTTTCCATTTGTGATCACGAAGCGGACCACCAGGATATAATGGAACTTGGTTCCAATGCACTTCTATTGGAACATATTCGTTTCTTCCGTCTTCTCCCCGTTTTCTGATTGGCTCCTTGCCATAAACTGTAAAACATGTTTAAACCGTTTGGAGTCGATACAATAATAACTTTAGTTGTTTGACCAGAAGTAATAGTAGGATATACAGAGCTAAAAAACTCGTCTGCAACATTAGGCGGAACGTGTGCAAACTCATCTAAAAAGATAACGTTGTATGAACCACCACGGACAGCGGAAGCAGATGTAGCAGATGCCATGACTCTAGATCCGTTTTCTAAAGCTGATAGAAGTTTTGTTCCATTCTACCACACCATGTTGTAACCATTTTGGTAAGATACTCATACGCTTCTTTTAAGCGTTTCATAATTTCTATGGCGGTTTTTAATTTATTTGCTAGATATTGCAATATTAACGTTTTGATTAAATATTAAATAATGAACCATCCACGCAACAGCTAGTTGTGCTTTTGCCTGTTTGTCGTGGTAGTTTTGCAATAACATATCGATTATTTTGAATAGTATTTACAATATTTTCTTGATAATCGTATAAGCTCAAATGGCTCTAAGACCTTTATCAAGTGTTACAATTTTAATATATCTTTTAATAAAATAGACAGGATCATTCGAGCACTTAATGTACTCTTCAACTTGTTCTTTTGTAAATTCTATCTGAGTACCAATCTCTTTAAGATTGGGATTGCCAAGATAACCTGTTTTCTTTTTATATCCCATTGTCTAAAAATTTCTGGCTGTCTAATGCCTTTATTACTGACTACGATCTTTGTTTATAAGGTCTTGCAATTCACTGGTAGATCCAACATATATGGAATTGTTTGTTGTATGATTTACTTTTATGTCTTCTTTTTTGCTTGTTTTGTTTTTTGATATAGATCAATAAGATCTTTATTCATTTCTGATACGGTTTTTAATAACTGCCCAAGAACTTCATAAGCTCGTGGTGAATCACCAGCTTTTGCTACTTTAATATTTCATCTATAGCAACAGAACCATTATCAATTAGTCCTTTGATATTATCTCGAACATAATTAAAATCACCATCTAGACTAATACCGTGTTACGTTATTTTGTTTTTTATAATCTCTGTTGGTTCAGATGATTTAAAAGGTATTCCTAAATTTTGTGAAATAATATCAGAAGATTCCATATAATTATTTATCCGGTTAATACCAAATACAGTCAAAGTAATTCCAGCAGAATCTATGGATCCAAAAATATTCATATCTACATTTTCAATCTGATAACTAGTATCTATTTTTCCAAATATGTAAGATTTAGCTAGAAATTGATATGTACTAACAATAAATCTTCTAGTAGTAAAATCGCCTTCATATTCTTGAGTTAATTGCTGTTAACTAATACTAATAGGAACATCTACTTTTTGTTGTAATATCATTCATTTTGCATTGATACTACAAATTCGGGAGAAAAATATGGTAATATTTGTTCCATTATTTGTAAATTTTCTTCTAAATTTCTAGTATAAACGTTTACAGTAAAATAAAAAGTTATAAGGAACTTCTGAATATGAATAACGATGTAGTATTAGATTCCGATATCGTGCCTTTTTCTTAAGTTTTTTATTTAATTTTCTAGTAGGATCGTATACCAAACCAGACAAGCTCAAAAGACATTCTCGGCAGACTTATTTGAATACGAGTTTTATCACTGATAGAACTAGGTTCGAGTTAATCGTTTTAATAAATTTTTCTTTAGTAGAATAAGTTAAAGGAACAGTTATTAGATCTTATTATTATTATTTTCATATTGTTCTATATTGTACGCCATTAAATAAGACTACCAAAACCAATAACTAATTTTCGTATAGAATCGTTTTTATAATGAGTAAACATTAGTAATTTCCTTCAGAAAATGGGTCAGTTTCGGTGAAATCAAATATATCTAATTTTATATTTTCTACTTCTAATTCGTCATTATCACCTAGTGGTGCTTCCATCTTCACTATTTTAAGAACCAGTTGACTGCTAGTACCAAGATAATTAATGACATTACATTCTATACCGCTGTCTACGCCCTTTATGGTATCATTATTGGTACCTAAAACGAATAACTCCATCTATATTGATTAAACTAACACTTGTTGACCGTATGTTATTAATATTGCGACAAATGCAGTAGCCTGTTGCATTTTCTTCTAATGCAGCTCCTCCGGTTTTGTTTATAACTTGATACACCTTTTCTCCGGGATAAAACAGATGTGCAGTTAACCCCTCCAAGATCGTATGATACAGAATAAATGCTAGGATATTCTTTATTTTCTGTGTTGGTTGCGTCTATATCAGTAGTTCCTGTATGTAACAGTTTCTTCGATTATAAGTGAACAATTCGCAGGTTAATTTATAACAAATACAATTTTCCGTGTTGATAAAATGGATTTTCGTGTTCTACGAAAGTTTATTTCAAACATAGATTTAGATAAAGGGAAAATAAACTAAATCGCCTTCTCTAGGTCTTGTTATTGTCGGAAATCTAGTTTGAATTTCTTGTATAAATCGTTTCTTTAGATAGAGTTAAAAATACATTATCTTTAATTTCTATACCAAATTTACTAGCTATATCTCCCTGACCCTGAAATCCAGTAACAGAATCAATATACATTTCTATAGGGATTGCATTTTTATAATTAACTTGTTTTCCTTCACCAAATATTTTATCTATTTCAACAATATTTCTGGGAATATAATACATTTCTCTGCCCATTGTTTTTATAATTTCAATGGTCAGATCTTCTGTTAGATCTTGTTCTCCAGAATAATCTTTAAAATAAGGATTTGTTGCCATATTAACCTGTCATGAAATTAACTGGCAGTTCGTATTCGCGTTGCATTTGTTGTTCTATTATTGCTATTTCATTGATTTGCTTCTGCATATATTTGACCACCTCGCATAATAACACCACCAGGTAAAGCAACACCATCAAACTTAGCCATATTTGCTCCCCATTGACGTTTAATTAGATGCGGTTAAGATATCGTTTTAAATAACGATCATTAAAAATTTCTGTGTATTTTTCTGGATTTAGATGCAGCATATGCCCATATACAAATCCAATCTCCTGCTTTTGTTTCCTCACCCCAATTCATGTCTAGATATAAACGATTGGTTACTTTACTGAATACTACAGCTTTTTCTGGTTGAAATAGGTCTTGTATTAATTGAATGTATCGTTTTAGTGGCATCGTATGCATGCAAGACCCATAGAATGTACACCACTAAGATTTCTATTAATACCAAAGTAATCGGTTAATGCTAATTGATATCGAATATCAAACATGTTGATGTTGGTAAACGGACCAAACTGCATTACTTTAACAACAGAAACTATTTCTTTACCTGTTGGTCCATCTACTTCATTTGGAGAAAGTATATCTTCAGTATTAATATATCCGATTTGTGATATCTTCTGCTGTTAATTGATATTTAAAGAATACCTTTTCAACACCATCAAAATGGCGTTCAGTAAAATATTGAAGAGCATCGTCTAAACGATCTTCTGCCTGTTGCCAATCTACGTTTATTTCGATAACCGGAGAACCCAGTTGTCGTAAACGCGTATTCTATGATTGCTTGTCTTGAATTTGGTGTTGCCATAATACTTCTCTTAACAGTATTTATGGCATTTTTAATTTAAGGATGGTGGAGGTTGCTGTTCTTCTTGTCCGGAACTACTCTGCTGGGAGGGATCATCTGGTAGTGTACAGGAACATTCATTACATCATTGTAATCGGGATATTTTCAATATAATATCGTCTGGTTATTGGTTCATTTGCTTCGTCTGGTTTACTGGGTTTGATAATTAATAAATCCAGGCATATTTAGCGGACAGTTTAATCTAGGATAATCTAATTTACTGTACTCTTCTCCTTGAGCCATTAACCACGTTCTGGGCTTGTCTCCACAACCACAACCACCACAAAAATGTTTTCCTGGTGTTGTAGCTTTCTTTTAGATGTTCACATGGAGGAAGCTCACCACCTAGTATGCTGATTACCAAAACAACTCAAGAACACGTAGCTGTTTTGTTGCTTTGTTTACTTTAGTATTAGTAAATGCCACGAGACGCTAAAGCCGTAGCAAAGCTTTGAACCATTCCCATCTTTTGTAGAAAGAATGCTTTGTGTTTCTTGAGCTAGGAGTTTCTGGTTCTAAACTCCGGAGCGTTGTTTTGGTTGATTTTTATTGCATCCACATCCCATAATATATACTCCTATATTATATAGTAATAATACACAATATTTTTAATAATTTATTAGACGTATTAATTTTCCAAATATATTCGCCTAAACAATCGCACGCCCAACCTTTTCGTGTTTTTCTTCCAATAATATTTTTACCGTAATCTGCTGACATTGTTATTTTGTTGTAGTGTACATAAAAGACACGTCTCCCATGTGAATATTTGTTTGTCCGTTTGATGTAAATGTGGTAGATGACATATATTCAGTGTCTAAACAATGGTTTGAATTTATCCGTAGAATAATTATATGATATATTTTTAAAGTAAAATGCCAAGTTCGTCTTGACTCGGTATATACCAATCTATTAAATCCTCTAGTCATCAGTAATAATCTCTAACGAGCATCCATCAAGAACATTTTTGTTTACGATCCTCTAGTTCGAATATGTGTTGTAGTACCCATCATACACAGAAGATCCCACAAGTGTTAACGTGTTCATCTGGTTGCATTACACGATGAACTCTCCGTAGTCTTCATTGCTGGCTAACCAATACCCACGCTTTTTCTTTTAGTTCCTGGCTCCATCAGCCTCGCGCCTCATAATCGGATGATACTTTGTGGCCAATGCACTGCCGTATACGGTAGAGAACCTACAGGTTATAGTAGGAGGTACCAGGCTTGAATATGCCAACAAATATTCCACCCTGATACTGATCTCCTACATTTGGTAGTTTGTCAATAGGATTTTGTGATATAGTTAATTTTGATTTGATTACGTTTTACGGTGTTGCCTTCTACTTACTTCAGAGTAATATATTCCTTGAGCATGGAGACAACACCAATACACGACAAAATACCAGAAATTCCTGGAGGAGCCCAGACATCCACCGTTACATTCGTTTCTTACGGTGTTTATAGAACAATCAACCGTATCTGGCATTGTTCAGCACTTTGTTGTACAGCAATTACCGTAAATATTTTTAATATCGTAACAATTACTGATTATCATTAGGATTGCAGTTATTAGAAATATCTTCTACAGTAATCTTTACACCATTACAAGCAATATTACCGCCTGCATTTGAACAAACTTCTCCAGGATAAAAAGAGTACGGAAGACCTTCTACTTCTCCTTTATTGGAGTTCTGCGCATTCTTGTTGGGTATCGGTGGTTTGCAGGTTTGATAATAATAATTATCTGCCTTTTCCCAGTAACAACAAGCCCCAGACTACAGGAGCAAGAAATGGATTTGCAGCACAAGGAGCATCAGTAGGACAGTTTACTGATGTGGTTTCTCCAGGTAAAAAATACCCGGTTCTATTCGAACAATCTGCTCTTGTGATATCTGCGATGTTTGGTCCACAACAATAACCTGTCGTAGTTTGCCCTACGACACCACCTAAAGCCAACGGAGAATATTCTTGTATTCTGGATCTAAATTGTATGGACATTAACAATCCTCCAACGAATTACAGAACAACAAGTTGTTAGTGCAGTCTATATTAGCACAAACACCGTCTATATTTTTACTTTTTATGAGAACATTATCTAATGAGAATTCGTCTGAAGTATCAGGAAGTCCCGCAATAAATTGTTGTGAAAGGTTTTGCTCTAACAGTAAATATTCTTGTAATAGAACGCGCATCTGACTGTCTCCATTTACTATAACATTGCCCTGATCGTTTAATATATGTTTACAACAACTCTCATCTTAAATACAATTTTAACTATATTTTCTCCGTTTACACGAGGAGCCCATTCTGATGCTACAGTCGGTGTAAACACCAAAATTTTGCTGGTACCGTGAAAGTTGTATTGATGATTTTTAGAATGCAATATTTGTTGTTGTTCAGGGTTAACTTTCAGTATTATTAGCATCTCCAGCAGCATTTAAATCCTTTAACTAACCACCCTTCTAAGATAACTGATTGTATCTGTGGATAAAGTCCTTTTTCTATATTTTTGTTTAATACTATGTTTGGGTAAATAGTTACGGTGGAAGCTGTTCCGTCTGTATGAATTATTCCTTGCTAACATTAGGATTGCTAACAATTGCAGGCATTGCTGTTACAGAAGATACACCACTCGAAAAAGATACACTGTTTACAATATTTGGATCGTGAGTATAGATGAGCATTTATCATAGGAACTTCTTATACTTCCTACACCGCCAAGAATACCACCTAATTGAGAAAGATTATTACCGGTAAAGATAAACACAAGACTCTACCGTATAATATTGATCATTAATATTTCCACGATTCATGAAGATCAAACTGGAAAGGAACTTGAAGAAAATCCTTTGTAATAGTGAACCCCTTCACCCGGATTCACGAATTTTATAAACCCGTCTTCACTATCCAAAACTCTCTGCCCAAGTGTCGTTAGGAATAACAGTGAAGTTGTCTCCAGGACCTATTTGATTTAGTGTATACAGGTTTCATCCCATCCGGTCATTGTTCTATTAAGACCTAAATCTAAATGGGCATTTTCAAACGGTAAGCTTATGGGAGTTATTAAATCAGAGATCTGGGATTGTATCTGGAATGAATGTAGGTATTACGTGGTGTTGTTGGGAGTGCCAAAGAGAATATTATAGTGCAGATTTTGTACTGGATACCTGATCGGAACAACCAGAATCTAAAACAAACGGACTTCCACCATCACATCCGGCAATCCACGGAAAAGTATCTCTAACAGAAACTTCAGGTTGTTCTGCACAAGTGTTTATTGGTCTTATAAACAAATTAAGTGGTAGATTAATTGTGCCAGAACCAATGCCCCAATATTTTCAAAGACGTATCTAACAGATCGCTGTAATTATTTTTTCCTAAATTGTTAGTACCACACTGATAACAATTTTTATACGAATATTGATCGTACGATTTAAGACATGAATTTTTTCCACCAGAACATATAGTAGAATTTGAATTACATTCTATAGAATTTGTATAATATTTATCCAACAGATCTGCCACAACCAGTCCGGAAGGTAGTCCTTTAGTGCCTGCGAATGGCACATACTCTGGTATTTTTGGAAATAAAGTTAAGTTTCCTGTTTTATTGCCGTTCTACTATAACGCATCGTGTCCCAATCACCAAAAAATTCTGGATCGAACACAACACCTGGCGAGTTTTTATTAATTTCTGAACACGAATTGGTGTATCGTGTATCTACCGTATAAACAACACCACCTGTATTAGGATCTGTTAGTCCTGTGCTTTTAAATACGTTACCGTCCGTATCACCAGAATACTCAGAATTATTAATAAATTTTAATTTTGGATTACTGGGATCGGTGCGATCTAAATTAGCTTGGGGATATTTCGCCTATAAGATATAAAGAACCAGACCCACAAGGTATTCCTGATAACAATTCTTTCGTGTCTAATTTTGATATTGTTGTAAAAAGTCCTGGTAACTGGTTTTCTGGTCTGTTTATACTAACAGAAACTACCGTATTTCCAAAATCTGAATCACCATTTAGTAGTTTTGTTGAACAAAATTTATCTTAAATCTATATTTCCAGATATTCTATTAGCCACCAATCTAACAACTCCCCAGTTGTACACAGAAACACAACCGTCTACTCCTGTCATTCCTACAGGAACGGATTTAGTTGTGATGAAATTATTTTTTTGTACTCTAATTCGGTTTTTGAAAGTATTGGTTTTTTTACTTAATATTAAATAATATTTTACGGTTTCGTTAGTATTTGGTGTGTATTTAAATATAGCATTACCGTTAACATTATTAAACATGGCTGATTCCAGTACACGGAACTATATCTGATGTAGGATTAAGTCTTACTGCTTGATTTTGTCTTGCAGGATTAAACGCCAATCTTGGGTTTGGTCCACCGTCATTATTTTGTAGAGCTAACAATCGTTGTCCCAGAGAATCTAACAGTGTTTTAATGTTTGGTGGAGTAATGCCGTATTTGGTTAATTTACTGTACGATTCCGGAGAAAATTCTATGGTATTGTAATACGGATTAAAACTTCTTCCTGCAGGACAATTTGTGGAAACTGGTGCTATTTTTGTTTCACCTTTAAAGCTACCAACATTATTTGTAGAAAGATTTTGTAGCTGATAGTATTACACGTAGGATCGGTAAAGAACTGTAGAAAATTGTTCTGCAAGCCCAAACAACCGTTGCCACACAACCACTAGAATCTGGAGTATTGACTTCTGTTTGTTGGTATGGGTCTGGGGTTAAACTCTGAACGGGGCTGTTCCAAATTCGTCTACACCACTTTGTATATCTGTACAAGATTTATTGCTGACACTTCTTCTAATAAGTCAGATTTGCAAGTTTCGGTTTGTTGCTACCATTTACATTATAAGTACAATCCCAAACGTTGTCGTATATTAGAATACACAGCAGAATCTAAACTTATACCCCAACCACAGTCTTGTACTTGGGCTACACAAACGTTTGCAAATAACTTGTTGTTCTTTTAGAACTGATGGAGTACAATCATTCACAATTGGAGTTGTATTTTTCGGCAATCTGTGCAGTACCTCTGCATGGTTGCACGTAATTTGCACTTTATATTTGCTGGATTAGCGTTCTACCGTGCACGAATCTACATCCTCTTCTGGTTTCTGCGGACGACCGTTAAAATACATCAACAAATTTAGCGAAGAACAGTAGCACCACTTGCAGTTCTTTACAGTCATCTGGTAGATAAACTGGTCCTAGATCTGTCACATGCACCATTGTTAACCGCTAGGATCTAGCCCATGGATCGAATACGTAACAGTCACAGGAACCACTAGCTTGATTGGCTGTACATTCGGTCGTGTTATCCGGTTTGTCCCAGTTTCTGTACAGTTATGGTTGGAGAACCTGGAGGTAAGTTGTGGAACTGTTACCGTATTCGAAGGTAGAACTAATTTTAACTGGTGCTAGCGAAGTTGGTAGTAAAGCGATAAGATTAAAATCAGCTTCGTATCTAAATGATCTGGAGTTCCTGGTTTGGGCGCTCTTTTGTAAAGCTACCTTCATTCAATACATTTCTAGTCTGTATGGACCGTCGATTGGTGTTTAAGAAAGTATTCGTAATTGTCTGTGACATGGGGTAGTGCAGTCTCTGCTCAATAAAGTCCACTGACCAGAGCAATTAGAAAATGTGGTTTGTGAGCACATTCCAGCCACTACAGCATTTGCCTAATAGCACCTTCAACAACCGCAATACACGGATTTGTAACTATTTTTCTCAGATCCTAGGATAAAATACTCCATTGTTTTGCTTAAACGCACGACAGTTAGCGCAGTTTGTTGCTACGGAAGTACAGCCTTCGACAGCAATACACCCCAAACAAGATGTGATCGCATTGCTTCACAATTACTAACACAATTTGCGGGAGGAATAATCGGTGATTCTGCACCAGGAGACTTCTGGACAAACAAATCTCTAAGCCCTGTTCCATTCTGGAACAAAACGTTTCAACACACGGTTTTAAAGTAGGAGCTCCACCTGAGCAAATTTACAAGTCTTGTAACGGTAGTGGATTTGACATAATTTCTTAGACCAGATGGTATTGCATCGTGGCAAACAACAATAACACAAGCTGGTCTCCGTTTCCCGTCGTTACGAATATTAGTGCAACCTATATCACCACAAGTTTGATCCTAAGTAGTCTAGTCCAATGACCAGTATTCGTACCACGGATATACAGACTTTTGTCTGCACTGAATATCTGCTTTCTAATTTTACTACACCACCAACGGATTCACAAAAAAAGTTAGTGCAGGACTATTAAATTGTACTTTACCACAATCAGCAGCAGCTTAGATACAATTGCACAACAATGCCCATTAAAACAGCCGTGTTGATTGGTTGTTGCATTGATATTGTTTTCCGTCTACGTCCTGTGGCTGTAATGATTTGAACTTGAGGCCAAACATTATCTGTCAGTCCTGGTAAGTATCGTGTTGTGGATAGAATTTATAGTCTGTAATCCACTCTGGTTAGTCTTACAATTTGGTCCTAACACAATTTTGTTGGTTTGTTATTAATTGAGCACAATCAGATCGTGTTAGTTGGTTTGTTGCGGAGGTCCACCTGGGCCACCATAGACCTCCCAACGAGTTAAAACACAGACAGTCATCTGGATTTCCACATATTCCTATCTCGTTATGGACCACAAATGATCTGAAATTTGATTACAGTGTTTATTCCTGAAGTAAAATGGCCTCCTAATGCTGCACAGCCGGATCGTTTTGGTGTTTGTGGCACAGACCGGATCCCAGACAGCATGCACCGTCTTCATTCACTTGACAGAGAGTAGATGTACAGGGGCCGTCTTTAGGAATTCCACCCAAAAGAAGTACAAGCAGACTCTTCTACATCTATTATAACAAAAACCGTCCACACAACAAGATCTAAACACACCACACGAGTCACTACAAATCTTTTGAGGAGTAAATACTCCTCCTAAATAACTTGACGCAGATTTCTGGTGAAACGTATTCAGTAGCATAAGCTGGTATCCACTGTTATGACAGCACGATCCCACAGAATCACTGTAAAACGGACCACCATATCCCATACCACGCGCAACTATGGCACCATTAAATGTTAAACCGCCGTTTGCTGGTCCACAGATGAAGAATATTAGTTCCAGATAAAAACCCATAGTTGGTCAAGCCCTGTGGAGGTTGATGTTGAATCACTAAAATACACATTATGCGGGCAGAGTTCCATAACATCAGATCCTTCAACAAAGAAGTGTGTACGATCGAACTGTGCGTTAGAATCCGAAGAAACGAGTAAAGTTTGAAATACCTATGGGAGTGCTGTAGTATTATATGTAGAATATTTGTCTAAATTTACAGTTACAATTCCATCAGAACTAAAACTAGTAATTACGTTGTCTGTTGCTATTGTGGGATTTATTCTGTATAAGGGAGGCAACGGTGTACAACATTATCCGTAAAATCTGAATAAACTTTAATGGAGCCAGTTGCTCCGTCGTGCTGCTGTTAACCCTATAGACAGGACATTTTTACTGCCTGTAATTCCTATTCTGGTAGCTGTGGCAGACGATGTGCTGGTGGTGTACAACAAAAAATTGGTTGCTGTGTTTCCGTAGTTTACTGAATTTGCTGTTTCACTTACAGATTAGATAAATTTATTTCGTTTATCAGAAGACTCTAATGAAGCAGCAAATAGATCCAGCACCAGTAATTCCCCTAAATTCTAAAGTAGTTACCACTAACAACACGTTTAAATAAACTAAAGACATTGTTTACGTTTAATGAATTGAAAAATGGACGACACACCTGTAAGACCACTGACATTAGAGTAGTTATCCGGTTGGCTCCAGTGATACCCTGTAGCAAATAAAGTATTACCATCACTTAAACTAAAAGTTATTATATTTGTTTATGGTTCTGGTGATTTACAATGTAATATAGGCTCCAGTTGATACCTGTGCCTTCCTGTATTACCCGTTCCCTGGGGGCCTGTAGGGCCTCTGGGGCCTGTGAGGTCCTTGAGGTCCTGTTAAACCAGTCAGTTTGTACTGATTATTGTACTGTTTCCAATAATAGAAGGCATATTTTAATTTATTTATATAAATTTACCCGATCAAAGACAGGCACCGGGCCCTGACTACAAATTCGATCTCATGGAAAGTACCACCAAATTTTACACATAATGCTCTAGTAGAATCCACACATCTGCCTGGAAGGCAACAAGCACCCCAATCATCACAGTCTGCAGATCTTCTTGAGAACACGGAATAGACAAAAATGTTGCCTTGGATGTAATCTACACAATAATCTTCTGTGGTATAATCTAAACAACGTTTCTTTCCAGTTCCATCACAATAACAACAAGATCCCATTTTTCTTTGGTGTATTTAACTGGTGGTTCTGCTAAACTGTCAGATCTAAACACTCTAGAAGTATATTCTCCAAAAGTAGTTCCTATTGTGGTTGTGGCTCCAGAATAAGTAGTATTATAATAAAACCTGTTGGTCCATTCTGTAACACTAGACTGTTGATTTATATTATTAAAAATATAAGAAGAAGTATTAGAAAGTTGTTTTAAATATTCCCTTACTGATGCGGGTGGTGTCAGATTAATGTTAGTAATGCCTGTGATGTTTTTTATTTGTATAAACTGATTTATTGTACCACTTAAAAGATGCCCCGTTGTTATACCTACTGTTGTTTCCGTGTATCTTAAAGACAGGATTACCCGCAGTATCCATCAAACCAAAAGCAGTATTTCCGTAAGCTCCTAATATAGAACCTGTAGCTCCAAGGCTTTTATTACTAGTTGTTATTCCATGAAATACCAGATCATCACCACTATAGTATAAACTCAATCCTCCTTTTCCAGAAAGACTTGTAAAAAATAAAGTAAATCCACTTTGTCTACTAGGCTCCTCCTGATACAGTTATACCAGAAAATAATGTATTTATACTAGTTGTTGATAAAGGTCTTAAAGAAATATTAGATCTTATTCGTGATTCTTCTGTTGTTGCTGTATTACCTGATACGCCAGTAACACCAAATACCAAACCAGTATTCAAATATAAACTTAATCCGTCAGGATAATTTACTCAACAAGAATAATACCAGCACCAGTACTTCCCGTGTTTCCGGTGTTTCCTAATGTGGTTATAGAAGGACCGGTTTCTCCGGTAGGTCCAGTTGGTCCTCTAAACGAATATTGACCTTGAAGAGGTATACTACTTGCAAAAAATTTGTTTGAAGAACCTATATTTCTCATTTTAATACACTCTATTTACATCCGGAATATTCCAAAGCTTTAACTCTGAGGGAATTTTATTATCACAACGTATCATTCGTATAGGTCTAACTTTATATTTTGTTGCTCTATCTGCTTTATAAACTTTGATAGTTTGATGCGTCTGCGTTAACATCAATATTCATTGCAATAGCCACAGTTCCTGGATTGGGGATTGTTGGACTTTGATATATTCCTTCTTGCTTCTGTATAATTAAAGATCCTGTAGAAGTCCAATAAGTTCCATTCAATGGTTGTCCTTCCAGTAACAACACTTTATTTAAATTGTAACCGGATATATTTATTGTATTTTGAGCAATAAAATGCCATCTCATCGTGGCTTGGTAGATACCAATCAGATAAACTATTGTTATTTGCTGTAATTCCTTGTGTAGTAGACGTTATTCCGTCTGATAATTAGCCGGATACATGAAAATGCATTTTCGGTTTGAAGTCTATACTAGCAAATTACCTGCCGTACCGTAACCGCTACCAATATATTGTGTGCTTATTGCTTGCATTTATTGCGTATACTGCTCGTATTGTATTATATAAACCCCAAGACCGATACCAAACTCCATGTGAGATTGTATGGAGATTTTGCAAATTGTTTTGCCGTTCCTGAATGACCATACAAGTTCAGTTTTACTACATGAACTAAACGTGTTGTATAATACTTAGAATCATTGGCTTGTGTTGCACCAGTAAATCCTAACGACCAATAACCTTCAGAATATTTGATATGTGTTTGATCATAATTATAATCAAATAAACGTAAATCATTCATAAGTAGCCTATTTCATCTAAAATGGGGCCCCAAGAAGAACCTGTAGATGCCCCAAGCAAAAGTATTTTGTGTGTATACGTTTGAGTATCTGTATTTTTTATACTATTTGTAGCATCTATAGCAATATCATACGGATAGACTATTAGTATATAAGAATGATTTAATGTCATCACACGTTTCATCTACACCGTAAGCATAAAAATCAAAAGTTAGAGGTATACGATTCTGGTGACTATAAGTTATTCCAGATCAGATAAAGTAAATCCATCCACAGTAAAAAGACTCATTTAGCTCCTAATATTTTACTTTTTCCTGGAATATAACGAACCAACAACAATACCACCACGCATATCTTAGCTCCAGGATATACAGGTACTACCATCTATAAATCCAGAACATGTGTTTGTTAGTTGCACGACATAATGTTCACATAATTTAGATTTTCCTAAATAGTATCCATTATTAGTGAAACAATCAGAATATGACTGTTCTGAGGCACACTCCATTCTGACAGCACGGCCCAGTACCAGAAGAACATATTGCAGAACCAAAGGCATCCATAACAAGAAACAGATCTACCTTGGAAAATTCCTCCTATATTATCACATTCTGTTCTGGAAATGTATTCACATCCTCCTCTTCCGTTACAACATGCTCCGATATCATTAAACAACGACTCGCAATCTACTGACTGAGATGATGTATAGTTACCAGCAAATTTTACATTTTGATCTGTTAGAGACAAACACTCAGTGCAAGTTAAGTTGATCCGATAAAATATTAGTTGTTTTAATACCATTAGAAATAGTTTGTCTACAACAAACACCGGGTTTATTACAAATAAAATCGTAAGTTGCACCACATGTCGTTCCCGCACCATGGAAAAATCCTGAACAAGAATTTTCTGTTATAGTTTCACATGTTCCATCGTCTTTACAACAAGCACCAACAGGTTCTGATGATACCACCAGCTAATTGAGAAATAGGAGGACTAGTAAATATGTCAACATCTACATCCGTATTTCTATTATTTGTGGCTTTTTCTGTGCAATTATTAGACCAAAGATATTGTTCTGTGCATTTTGTTGGACCCGCATAATCCACTTAGTGTAGCATACCAAACACCGTTAACACCAAAAAAGTAATTCTAAGTTCGCAAGGAACTCCATCAACAGAAAAACAAGGATAGACGTTTCGAGTCCATTTGATATTAGAACTAAATCGATCAAACAGTCCTACAGGAGGATTTACTGCATTTTTTATTATCAGATCAAACGAATAAGCTCTGTTATCTATTGGTGGAGATTTTACTGTTATTTTACTTTTGTTGTTTGAAAAATCTAAAACATACACTTTAGATTTTGAACCAAACATTAATTCATTATGTTCTTCAACAAAGGGTCTATAGCACAAGTAATACCACAAGCCGCACAAGAAGCATCTCCTGTTACTTGTTGACAATATAAACCTGCAAAGTTGCACCGGTATATCCACCACCACGAACTCGTTCAAAAACATTTGCATTATTAAATACCACACCTGTTATGGAGACATCTGAGTCATTGTTTGCAGTAACACCAGATGTATTGGAAATTCTTTCTATAACTTTATTACCAGTAAATTTTAAAAAGTTTACTGTGTTTATATTTGTTGATACTGTCAATCCCGATGACAGTATTAAATTTAAATTTTTATAAAAAGTTGTAGACGATCCAAACAATGGTTAGAACAGGATAAGGCTCATTTATATCTTCTTGTAAAAATTTAGAATTGCTATTATTTAATAAGCTATAGGTCTTATTTAAGTCTAGTTTGATATGAAACTTCATAAAAATGGGTTCAATTCCATAACTTACCCGTATATAAGAGATATACCAGTTCCCAGATTTAAAAATCTGCAAAATATTGAGTAGGTCCAGTGGTTCCGTATATCTTTGTGCTGGTACCGTAAGTTGCTCCGTTTGAAAAATACGTAATAAGCGAACGATCTACTAAAGAAATACCAATAATGCTAGGACCAGTATTTCCTGTGTTTCCAGATCCTGTAGGACCTGTAGGCCTTTGGGGCCTGTGGGCCCGGTTGGACCTGTTACAGAAAAAGCACCAGATAATTTGGTTACTGAACTAGATCCTATAATTCTCATATGATTTACGGTATACCTGCACCGTCTATTCTAGTTTTTAGATTTGTATACAAAAGTTTCAAGATTACTGATAGATCCTAATTGTACATTTCCACTTATTGCCGCATTTCCTGATAATGTTAAGCCATTTAATGTTATTGTTTCTGGTATTTTACTGAAACAATTTCATACGCTTTAATATACGGCACTAAATTTGTTCCTGCTTGTCTCGGTACTGAAGCTGCAGTAACTGCAGGAACCGTAAACGATTCAATTGTTGTTGAAAGCGGAGTAACTTTTGTTGTGCTGGAACCACTAACAGAAACAAAAGTCACTGGTAAGACTTATTTGTGGGCTCCTCCTCGTTCTAGTTAAAAGTACAGAATTTGTTATAAGGTTTGGTGGTTCAGCAAAGAAATAAATTTTTATCTGTCCTGCTATTGTCTGACTTGCTTGATTACAACTAGAAACTGGAGCTTCTGAGATTGCAACTCGTTCCTGATAACCAAAAGCTGTTCCGTAAATAGTGTATAATTCAGGATATTCTGAAACCTTTAAACTAGTATTAGAATCTATACGTAGCCAGTTGATTTCGGGAGTGATTGACGGCAGTGCGTACATGATAGAACCGACAGGAAGAACCGCACTGTCTTCTTGAATAACTGCTTGATTTCCGGTTTTATAACCAACGTAATTAAGCACAATACCGTTGTAAACTTCCACTGGGAGCTACTTGTAAAAACCGGTTTGACTATTTTTTCGGTTCCATCAGAAACGTCAATTGTTCCTGTTAGTCCACCCGCAACTGTAGGACTTAAAAACAAAACGTCTACACCACCGCCTCCACCGCCACTAGTTGTTATCAGTGTTAACCGCGATGTAGGATAACGCATGGATCCGTAAGTGCACTACGGTATATTCTCCACCCGAATAACTTTCGACTACACCTACAACTTCTGCGTTTTACATCGGTGTCTGCTTTAGACAAAGTATAACCAGAAGTTCCAGGATCGTAACGAATAACATCACCTAAAGTTAACCCTGAAGGTATTATGTATCCTTCTCCTGATTTTAGTTTTACAATAAGACGTGAGGTTTCTTGGGATAAAACTACCTTTGAGGGCAAACAGTCTATTGTTTTGTGGTGTTGATGTAGGCATGTGTTAGTAATGTATTTTTGGTTGTTGAATATGGGAAAGCGAACGTTGTTGCGTAAGCACTACTAGTAATATCTGCATCTAGTATATAATTAAACAAAATGGTGTCAAAATATGTAACTGCTCCGGTTCCTGGTGCTGCTCCCCTGTTGCGGGTCTAAAATTAATTCTTAGTTCTTCTTTTCCAATATTTGATACAGTAAATGCTATACCAGAATCGCTAGGATTTCTAAACTTATCTATATTAGCCGCAGCAAAATCAGTGCTTTGCCAAGGTAGTCCTTGTTTAATAGTATTAGGAGTAGTAATACTATTACTGTTGCTAGCACCTCCTGGTGCGTTAGTTATATACAACAGAAGAACGAGAAGCCTTGCACAGGACTAAAATAAGCCAAAATCATTTGGAAATAGTGCCATTTTTGTTAAATATCTAAACGGACAGGACATACTAGAAACAGAAAATAGAACAGGACATCTTAAATAATTATCGCCTGCAAGATCAGTACTGCCTAGTGCTCTGTTAGCAGTATTCAAAACGCTATTGTAAATGTACGTAGTACCACTGCAAAAGTTTGTTTGATATAGTTCTCTACATCTTTCCAACTCTTTATCGTAAGGTATATTAACTGGAGTTATTGCGTAATTTCCTAGATGCAGTTGACTTTGTGCTAAACTTATAGTTGCACTGCTAGTCGGGAATTCAAAACCGACTCCAAACCAGCCTAATTCATTATCGGCTAATGTAAATCCTGCAGCAGCCACAGTAAACGATTTTGAGTATTGTTTCCATGCAGTAGTTAATGTTATACCACCACCAGATGAAGTAAGATTTGTTCTAGTTTCTATAGCAGCTGTTAAACCAGTAAAATCAGAATAATTTGGTTTATATTGATTATAAATTAAATCTAGTGTAGAACCACTAACAGAAGATTTACCCCAGAACGAAAATGTTACTGTTTGTCCTTGAGCTAATCTTGCGTTCGGTTGTATGTTTTCTAAGTCTGGGTCGTTTAGCCAAAGACGGTACCGGTGAAAGTGAATAGTTAAACACACAATCCAAGTAATATAAAGGAGATCCCGGTACTGATGTTTGGTCTGACGAAAAAGAGCGTCGATAAATAGAACTACCGCCTGTTAATCCTCTCCGAGTAGCAGCACCATCAATATACGTTAAGTAATCTAGATTTCGTATAGCAAACCACCTGTCTGCAACCGGATCTATCAATCGATACGTATAGAATGTGTTGGGTCCATTAGCATCAGTTGTAATAATATTAAACGGTTGCATCAAGTAATCGTCTGTATAAGTTGTGGTGTACGACCCAGATAAAGTTCCACCAATAAACGTGGGTCGTTGCCATACAGTAAACGCACCGTTTGGTATCAGATTTTGATACTCCACAGTAGAAGTTGTACCACTGGGAGTGAAGACCTCCACCACCTTGAGTTCCGGAAGCAGCACCTCTACTAATAACCAGTTTAACGGTGTTGTCTACATCATTAACTCGGATGAAATCTAAAACTTTGGTTGTTTCGGTTGCTGGAACAAAAGCTAAATCGGTATTAAAAGCTAATGCAGTAGTTTTTGAGGTGTTTAGATATTGATTTGGGTCTAACTGGTTTATCTGAGTTGTTATTGTTCCGCCTGGTAGTGTTATTTCAGTATATACACACCACTACTTTCGCTTATAATTCTACTAACAAGCCCTAAAAAATTCTTTACCGGTTACATAAGATGTAGCCGATCCTTTTATAAGAGTCCGTTTGCTCCAGATAGAACAGTGCCTATAGAAATTGCTAGAGTTGTTTACTTTTCCAGCATTTTTTGTGAATAATCTAAAGGTGTCCAGTGCAGCAGAACCTGTGCTGGAATCATCAAAATAAAGAAACACGTCTCCAACCATAGGAGGCCCGAGAAAAGTACCACCGTTAGTGTCGTATTCTATAATAAGTTTATTGTCTAGTTCTGCTGTGATTCCGTAACTAAGACCTTCTAGCAGCACACCACGATACGTAAGAATAGAACCAGAATCACCGGTTACACCTAGAAGAACAGGTTTAGACACATGGCCGTAAGTTTGTGGTTCGTTTGTGGTTATACCACCAGGAACAACAGAATCTAAAAAGTACGCTTGTCCTCCAACCAGTGTAGTTCCTATTGCGTTTTCCAATAGTATTTGCGAAAAGACTGTTGTCTAACAGACCAGCAAGAGCAACAACGTGAGCAGAAGCTGTATCGTTTACAACCACCCTAAACTTCGCATTAACAGCAGAATCTGCTTTTGCTAAAGTTAAACCGTTAGGATCCATACGAACAAATTTACCCGCAGTTATACCCGAAACTTTAGGAGAAACATTAATTGTATGTTGTGGAATAAGTTGTAGGATTGGTGGCAAAACTTACAGATCCATTGAATCGTACACTACCATTAAATGTTACCCGGTTGCCACAGTGGGAGCGTGAGACACTGTGAACACGTTACCAGATGAACTAAGACTTACACCATCACCTTGTAATAAATTGTATACAGTAATACCATTAAGCGTAGTAATAATAGTGTTGGTTGTATCAAACCATTTTTTAAACTTATCAGAATAAACTAGATTATTTATTGAGGGCATTTTTAAACCTTTATTAGCTGACTTGTTGTATAATATAGCCATTTTTATAAGCAACCGATGCCACTGTTCCGTTTGCTGTAACTGTAAGCATAGGATAAATTGGATTACTTTGTAATTCTTTGGAAATTCTTGGAATATTATAAATTATTCTAGCAGCACCAACACGGTCCGTTGATAACATTAATGTTGGAAGAATCTTGAAGAGTTCTGTCTTCGCCAGCAGCTTCAAAACTATTTTTAGTGCAATTAATTGTCGATATAAAACTGTCCATTCCATAATTTCCGGCTTTATCGGTAGAAGTGGGTTCTAAATCTGATATTATTAGATCAGCTTGTGGTTTATGCACCCAAAAACCAAATCCACCATTAAAATTTGGACTCTTTAAAAGATACCATCCAGGATTACATGTTACAGTTATTTTGGAAGCACTAACAGTTGCAACAACCAAAATCAGGACTTAATGGTGTACACCCTTCCCATGGAGTAGCAGTCATAGCATTTCCTGCTTGTTCTGAGTATTGTTTTATTCCCCAATTAGCAAACATAGTTTGAGTTAACGTTTGCTGCATATAAAAAATTTCTTGCATTTCATTTAATTCTGCAGCCTGTAAAGGAAATCCGGAGCTTGAAAGCAACAAGAAAATAATTTTTAGTTGCGTCTAATTGTGACTCCACTCTGCTACTAAACGGAGCCCGGAGACAGTGGAAAATTAGTTTTAAATGGTAGTGGTATGCTCATGATGTTATATCAGTTATATTTATACTAATATCAAACTCGTATGTTCTGTTGGTTTGTGGTGTTTTTACAGATATGGGTGTAGATTTTATATTTTGAAACGATACGTATTGACCAGACTTTTTTTGTATTTCAGGAGTGATAACTTTAATTACATCATAAGTTTGCGTTGAGGGCAAGGGAGAACCGGCTTCTGATACGGTTAATACTACCTTGTCCCCCACAATAACTCGCATCTTTGGTGTCACTGATATCAAATCTAAACCCTTGTCTGGAATTGGTTTTGCTGTATTGGTGTAAATTCTATTTGCCCCACCAATCGTACCTCCGATTCCGGTTCCCACAGCCGTAGTGTACATTAAATAATTTAAATTTTTTCTTACAAAATAATCTGTTCCTTCGGATACAGATAAGCTTAAGAGTTGTTGGTTGTCAGGATTAAACGCCATATAATCTCCTTTATTATGCTATTACAAATGTTGGTCCAGTCGCTGCAAAATCCTATGGTCTGTAAATTTCTAAACGACGAATCTCCTTCTGGGAATATCGCCGGAGCATCTGAGCCGTAAAATTTAGGATTAACTAATATTGCCAGTTTGGTTATAGAACCGGTTGTCACATTATCTGCTATTTCGTCTGAACTGACGGTTGTTTTTACACGAACACGTTTTGCCGGAACAAATACCGTAGGATCATTATAAAATCCTTCAGGAAAATTAATTAAATTTATTTTATTACTTAAATTATATGATACAGGTTTTGATCCTTTCACCTCAAAATCAATAACATCAGTGTAGTTAGATCCTGGATTGACTACTTCTATTCCGGTTACAAGTTTAATATCACCAGAAGTTGCAAGTACAGGTGGAAGACCTATATCTGTATACGTTATTTGTGTGGTTTTTATCTGTACATCAGCACCAGAACCAGTTTTATCTTTTATTGTAAACGTAGGATCTCCATAAAACGAATATTGACCTAAACTTAAACCACTGAGATCTATACGTGCAGACAGTATTCCTTTTCGTTTTCAAAATTATTTAAAAGATATAATGCGTATTCTCTACTAGAACCGGGAGAAAGTGTGTATTTTTCGCTTTCTAGTTGTTCTTTTAATGTTTTAATGGTTTTTGTTGCTGGACATAGGGGATTTTCTCCCGTATTAGATGACGTAATTCCTCCTGCAGTAAAACCACTTAAAAATAAAGCTTCTCTATCTAAAGCATCTGCCAATTTTTGACACTCGAAACAATCAGAAAAAATAGTTTCATTTGTTACGTCGCCAGCAGAATATACTTCTCCAGTCAATTCGTCAACACTATTTTCTTTAAAATATAAACAACAACAACCAAAGGCAGTTACTCCAGTACCACACAATGAACTGTATTTTTCAGTAAATGTTAAATAATTTTTAATGCCCGTTAAATTTGGTATAGGTAAATCTCGCTCAGATAAGAAATTTAACTGAGAGATATCAACCATGAATAGTGGAATCCAACTGTACCCGTCTCCATATATTTGTATTTCTGGTTGAATGTGTGATGGTATCTCTGTGGAGAGTCCGGCTTCTTCATCTATTCTATTGTTTGGTTTATTGTCTGTACATAAGTATACAATTCTGTTTTCTGGATTGTACACATAGTAATTTTTAGTTACGTCAGGAGGCCCATGCAGTATATTGTTTTCCGTATTGCCAGATATTATTGTCTGCTACAAGACATTTTTCTAGACTGTTAATTCGTTTTGCAATAAGAGGATCTGCTTCCAGTACTAAATATATCAGAATCGGTCTGACCAGGCAAACCACCCAATACTAAATGTAATTCTGGTAAAGCTAGCTCTTGTATAATATTGTTTGTTAGATTTTTAACGCTCATGTTGATTTTAACTGCAAGTTATGCCTTTATTTAAATAAGTAAAGCCTACAGCAGGACTTAAATTAAAGAAATCACCTGTATTTATCTCTCCGAAAGACATTCCCTGTATATAATATTTTGCTATCTCTTCGTCCCAATACGGAAAAAGATAGCTAGGTTGGCCAGTTACACCACCGTACGCTCCAGAACAACCAAAACTGTATCCTACAGTTGCAGTGGATCCTATAGTGTATAGTGCATAATTTTGTATGGTAGGCGTCTCGTATTCTATAACCTGTACTTCATCTTGAACATCATTATTAAAGATATCAAATCTTAATTGAAAAAAGTCTTTAGTTCCTGCTGGATGTGCAAGCGGTTTAACAACATCTTTAAATAAACTTTCAGGGTATACTTTTTGGACTATTCACAACATACGAAAAATCTTGCCATAAATCATTATCGTACATCACAGAATAATTTAAAAAACTACCTGTTGTATTTTTAAAAATTCTGGAAATTCTTCTCCTATTGTATCTTGTTCTTCTAATGGATTTGTTCTCATCCATTCAAAACGACCACTGTTTAATCGTAATATGTGCTGTTTAGGATAAGAAACAGAAATTAAATCAGGATCCACATCAAAAAACTGATTTATCAATAATTTAAATGAATCTTTTGTTCCCTTTTTTGCGTATAAATTTGTTTTTACATTATCTACCAATTCTATTAATCTATTCGCACTTACAATTTTATCAATATATTGTTTAGGAAACGAATTTAAATATGTATTTAAAGTGTGTGTTCGAGTGCTCCATACGGTATACTCTGTAAATCAAAAGATCTTCTAGCCTAAAAAAACTTAAAGAATTTGTACGACCATCACATGTCAGCCAGTTGTAATACTGTTCTGTTAAGGATATTAAAACAGATTCTCCTTCGTTAGAAATGCGCAACCAGTACGGAAACAAATCACGGATACTTAAAGGATAGGTACAGTTTAATGGAACGTTTTCTGTTGGTGCATAAAATGCAGATAATTGAGAAATTACTGGTGGTTCAAATTCATTAGACTGTTCTTCTGAATCTATACCATAAATTTCAGCATTTGTTAAATACTGTTTATTTTGTGGTTTTTAGTAAAAAATAAAAGCATATGTTATACTATTTTACCTACACTAGAAACGGAGGGTATATATTCGTCTTTCATTATTATATTATTACTGTTTTCTACTGTTCCTGCCACTCGTATGTTTGTAGATTCTGGTAGAACTCCTGAATTTATATAAACAATACCTTTAGCATAATCTACAGTTCCTAATTTAGGAATGGATGTAATTCTAAGTCCTGCGCTATTAATAGCAACCAATTCTCCTATTGTAGCAGAAGGAAACGGTAAAAAGTCACTTAAAGAAATTGTTGTTCCATTATAATTAAATATGCTAGAACTTATAATTCTTCCCATGGCACCCGTTGTAACTATTATTGCTGGTCGTTTTAATGTGTTTTTAAAGTACAAATATTTTTGACTGTCAGAACCAAACACATCTAATATTACATTTGCAGAAATAATATCAAATGAAGTTATATCCGGATAAGTTTGAAACAATACGTCTCTTATACTGGTAGAATTCACATTATTATTAAATGCTAAATTTTGATTGTATATGTTGTTTATACTAGTTTGTATTGAAGACAGCTGATTAGAAACAATCCCTCTAACATTAAAATTTAATGTCACATTTACTATTTGTGATTTGATGTATTCTGGTATAACAGTAACAATACTTTTGTCCTTTAAAAAATTTACATTTTTTGTTACAGTTGGGATTTGTTGAGGTTAAATTTGGTATCAGCATACGATATAAAACACTCTTCCATAAGAGGCAGGGTCTGCTTCATCTCCACCCCAAATATTAATTTTGTTCTTTCTATTAATTCCAGCAGGGCAATAGATTGGAAGATAATAATAAACCGTAATAATCGTCTTTAGTTATTGCTCTATCATTAGCTGCCAATAATTTTGGAGCAAAAAACTTTACCAGATCTAAATCTGGGCCATCTGTTCCGTTATTAGATTGTGTGTTTGATAAAACTGATAAACTGGAATTAGAAAAAGAAGATACACCATTAGAAACGGTTCCAGACGGAACCAAATAAGATACTGTGACAACATCGGTTGGTTCTATATTTTTTCCAAATGATGACTGATAATCATTTATAGTTCTTTTACCAAATATTAAATAAAATCCGTTTGAAAGACGGTCTATAAAATAAACCTTTCCTTCGGGATCAGAGGACGGGTTGTATGTATTGTATCTGTGTCCAAACTTCTCCGTTTACTTTTACTGTTAAGTGTTGATATGTCAATATTTAGTGCTTGCTAAAAATGCTTTCTGGTTTACGGTCTCTACCGAAACTGGCAGATCTATTTACAACCGAAGTTGCTTCGTAATACAATGTTATATTTTGAGAAGTTCCAGTAGTTAATGTAATACTTTACGGTACAGTAATATTTGTATACTACATTGTTTGGGCTGATACCTGAGAAAATAATCTGTATATGCGTTAAACGTGAATGGACGAGGACACTCCAGTTTTAGTGGCTGCCGGTCAATTTCAGCTTTTAGAGCTTGTTTTACTAGGAACCAACATATCCTAATGGTTTTACTAAGTGAAACTATATTTCTTTCTAATTGTAGCGGTATCCAAATAATGCTTCATTTGCTACCATGTTCGCTGTAATACGAATAATATAGGGTGTTATAAGCAAACACGTCCAACAGAGAGTTTAAGGCAGTACCATTGAAATCGTAACCAGAAAATTCTGATTTAGTTTGCAGATACGTCTTTAAAGAATTTTTAATACTTTGAAAATCTAATGATGATATGTTTATTTGTGGTGTTGACATTACTTATCGCTACCTATTTTTATGGTTAATGTCTCGTATATGTTCTGGATCTGAGACTAAAGAATACGAAACTTTAATTTCCCAGGATGACATTTGCATCCATGTCCTTAATAATATCTATATTTTCTATAATTTGTTCTGGGTTCATTTAAACTGATAATGACGCAGCCATATCTGGTTTTTAATAGTTGCTAGATCGCAACTCTAGACGGGCTGTTCGTACACTAAATTGTACGCGTTTCCACCAAAATTATAATCAAACGGCCTTTCTCCTTTTGTTGTTAGCAGTATATTTTTTATATGATTGGCTAATAGCGTTAAGATCGTATTTTAAATTAACATCGTTAGTTAACTCATTTTTTGTAAAATTCAAGTCTATATCTGTGTATTTTGCCATATTAGTCCTACTCCGTCTCGCATTAAATACAGATACATGGTGTGTTTTTGTGGTGTAAATATCCTTTGTACTTTATAAACCATCCATCTTCCATCAAAATTGGGCGCATCTATAGTAATTATTTTACCAGGACTTACTCCAAAATCTCCGTTAACTAATATTTTAACTGCGTTGAGCTTGCATTAATGCCATTTGGGCTCTTCTTCGTATAGGAGTTTCTTCGGGTGTATTCCAGAATGTTGCAGAAGTTTTAGAATACTCTTTTATAATATTTAAAGTTTGAATTTACAAGTTCTGTATCTGGGCATAACGAAACTTGTGTCTCAACAGAACTGGTGTCTAATGTTGTGGGATACGCACTTCCTGTGTCACCACCTGTGGCACCAAATATTTTTCTTTTGTCGTAATCAAAAAATGATTTTCCGTTAGTGCCTTGGCCTTCCGGGCGGTGGCGGTGGTGGTGGCGGTGATGCTTCTGTTAAAAAGGTTTGTAATTGGGGTAATTCGCCTAATTGGGTATCTATAGTATTTCTTTGATTTGATCCTACGAGAGGATTAAAAGGACCTGGACACGTATGAAATGCTCTCCGACCATAAATGTTGTCAGTATAATTAGCATTACATTTAGCACACCCAGTCCAGCTATATCCAATAGTATCACATTCCTCTTGTGTTGCTTGTATGCATTTAGAGTTCACAATCAGGATCAATTAAGGTTGCAATCGCATAATAACAGCAAGCACCAGAAGTGGCGCATAAAAGGATTTGATCCCAACCGGCCTTGTGCATATCTGGTCACTACAACTTACTTTTTCACACAATGCACAGTGTGTCCAACGACCTTGGTAAAGAGTATTACATTCTCCAAGTGTTGTCTGAGTACACTTACCGCAACCAGGTTCCGCAGCACGCACCATAATCTTCTCCAGTTGTTTCATTTCTCCCTGCTGTGGACAAGTAGGGGGGAACGCGGACCTACCGCCACCGCCACCGCCACCACCGCCACCGGGCGGTGATGGTGGAATTACAACACCGCCGCCTCCACCACCGCCGCCACCGCCGCCACCACCACCACCATCACTACAGGGATTAGGAGAACATACACGGCATTTTGTCCACTTTCCTCCCAGCAGAAGAACAACCAATTTCTGACAGTGTTTGGCAGCAGCTTCCATCTGTTAAACAACACGATCCCCAGTGGAATTCCAGCAAATTCATATCCAGCATCACAGGGGGAACAGTTGGAGGCACTGGAGGAGTCCTGGGAGGTCCTGGAGGAGGTAGTTGGTTGGAGGAGTAGTGGTTGGAGGAGTAGTGGTTGGAGGAGTAGTGGTTGGAGGAGTAGTGGTTGGAGGAGTAGTGGTTGGAGGAGTAGTGGTTGGAGGAGTAGTGGTTGGGGGTCCTTCACAGTGGTAATCCACCCTGCCGTACTTTTGAACCGGTTTTGTGTTTAAGCCTATGGAGTATCAGAATCGTACTCTTTCTACACAGTTATAAACAGTTTGAATATCCGAATAGATCAATGCCAAACCAACTGGTATCCTAAATGTATGCACGAATTAAGATCACATTCTTTTGCCGGAAGTCATATTTTTGAAAGGCTCCTGCCAGTTGCGCGTCTGTCGGTGGTGTATTGGGATATCTGGTTTTTAGTGGAGCTGGACTGAGACGGGCAATTACAATACGGATTGTCTGCAGGGCATCCAAGATTAGAAACAGGTCCGTAAGGACTCATGCACTCACTACCTTTACCAGGTTCGTAAGTGTTATGGTTTTTTTGGAAACCGGGTAAAAAAATTCATCAAGTGGTGTTAGGTAGATACGACATTTTGATTATTTATTTTATTTGTACTGCGTCCCACAAGTAGCATAAACCGTCATGATCATTTTCCACATCAAAAACGAACACTCATTGTGGTGTGTATGGTCTTGTTTCTGTTGCTAACGTTTTTCCAATAATTGCAGTTAATGCTTGTTTGGGTATTTTGAACATCTGCACTACTCTGCCACCGTGATAAAGCTCTGGAGCACCGAGTACTAGCATAGCGGTTCCATCATCTGCTCCAATTCGGAGAACAGGTTTTTTAGTAGTTATTCTGTATTTTCCTACAGGCATTAAAGAAAACTGTTTTGGATATGAAACGTACTCTTTACGTGTTTCTGCATCGTCTGGCATTATTCCGTGAATGTTAGAAATGCCGGGTCCTTTTATTGTTGTATTGGTGCTGAAAGAGAATTTCACTTCAAATTTAGAAGGAACTGCTGAATTTAAAATTTCGTTTAAATTATATGCTCTACTATCCGGACCGATATCACTCAGATTTGCTACCTCTTGCTGCACCAGGCGGAATTGCAAAAACAAACGGGAATGTATTATCTTCAAACTCTATAATTTCTCGATTTTCTAATACACTCTGAACATCCGCTCTGAGCCAAAATTCTACTTCTACCCATTCGTATGCGTATATACCACCAGAATCTTTTTCTATAAAAGCAGAAGCACGTTACCAGAACTTAAAGTTTGGCCTTCGCTTCCGTATATTTTTTCTGCTTGTGTAAGAACTGCGAAGAATGTTTCCGGAACTTCTCGTATACAACACATCTTATTCTTAAACGCATCGTGTTTTGCACGTTCTCTCTTTTAGTTCTAAATATTCTTGTTTTGATTTTAGTAATTCGGATCCCACTTGATTTATTGTAAATTTTGTACAACCACGAACCTGGTAATTCAGAAATCAAACTAGGCTCTCCAATAGTTACTTTCATTTCCTTTCTGGTTGTTTTTATACCTAAACTAGTTTCTGTTAAATCGTTAGATGTATTTGTTAATATTATCGGCATAACTCCACCATGGTGTATTGGAATTATACGGATGGGCAAAATAACCGTAGTTAGTATCAGACATTCGTAGTGTTCCAGTATTTTCTGGACTAAACGTTCCTATAGGATTACAGCTATTCCTAAACCAGATATATTATTTCTGTACTGACCCACTACACGCCGTTTTATCAGTTCTGCATTAGTGTCTAAAGAATTTTGATAAACAGAAGACCAATCTGGTTTAACCCTAATATATTCTCAAAGAATGCGCCAGAACTTATAAGTTTAGCGGGACTTACGTGTTTATAACTTCAAAGGACGCTATGGCATTGGTGTCTAATTCGTTTTGTTGATATTGCATAAGTGAATAGCAACAGCAGATTGTTGCGCCATTTGCTGACTGATTTAGAATTTCCATCCCGGTAAGATCTTGCCAAAATAAAAAATCCACATGACCAAGGTGCATCTTCGTCTACACGCGTATTCACTCACGTAATTCATTATTTAGATGTATTGGTGGGATTGTTTCCTAATCTTATGAAAACGGATAAAGATGCATGGATCGTTGTTAAAGCCATATAAGAATTTGTATCGTTAAGTCTGCAGCAAGATATAATCTAGAACCAATACACCAGAATAATTTGCTAAAGGTATGAACAAAGCTTTCATAAGCCGGCATCTCCTGCAGGAGCTAAAGGAGAAGAATCCACTATTTGGTTCAATTCCAAATCCAGAAATAAGTCCTATAAAATCGTTATACGGAGAATAATTAAAATTATCGTAAACAAATAATTTACTACTAAAACGAACAACAGCTTTGTGTGGTCTTGCTTGGGTTCCACCAACTGAACCGCCACCTGTTGTAGTTAAACTTTGAGTAGCCAGGTCTGATACCCAATTGATGTCTAAAATATCAAAAAAACCAACTGAGAACCTCCTATACTAATAGTAATTCCCTTCTCATAAGTTATACTATTGATTACCTGTGCACCAGCAGTAGGATCATAGAGCGTAATGGATCCTATTATGGATTCCGAAAACATGTCTTCATCCAAACGTTAAACCTTTCTAATGTTAAAGGATCACCAGTAAAGAGCATGTAATACACTACTACCGCTTGATATGGTTAACTCTGCAAAATTTGGAAACCTATTTGAAAATCGCTCATAGTTCACTTATTCGTATTTCATTTACATGTACCATGAGAGGCCAACAATTCCTGTATAGCTGATTCTAACTCAGTTATTTGATTTATATTAGAACCGATTTATTTTATTTTTTATTTAATAACTCATTGTCCATCAATTCTTTTCTAACAGTCATAAATTCTTCGTTTCTGCAAACATTAGAGTAGTTAGCAAGATAAATATTTTCCCAATTATTTGGATCCGAACAGTCCACAACAGTTCCTGCTTGTTGTATATATTTTGTGGAATCCAGATATTTTTGTATACTTAATAACTGGTTTTGTATAGTTTTAACTTGAGTGTACACGTTTTGTTCTGGATTGTACCTCCACACGGACACAATCTACCTTCAACACTACCATAAAACCCTTCAGATTCTGCAAATTGATGTGGTTTTACAAAAACTCGTTTAAACATGTGATCCACGAATCTACCACTCCTGTGTATTTGTAATTTGTACCAGAACCTTTCAAAATTACATGGTGTAACCCTGACACCAACCAGATTAAATTTTCCATCCAATGGATATGCATCACTAAAGTTTGTGCTTGACCGGGGCATCCATTTTCTCCATATATTAAAAATTTACCTGTTACGTTAATAGTATTGGAATTGGTATTACACCAACAGTGTGAGCGCAGCACCAACAGAAACGTAATTAATTTCATTACTACCTAGTGGTAATTGGCCGTGAGAATTGGATCCCCAAGCAGCAACCGTGCCTTGTTGTTTCAAAGCAACGCATGATCAAGTGCAAACAGACCATGGTTATACCTGTTACTCCTGGTATGGATGTAAAAATACCATTTCCAGGATTAACACCGAAAGCCGTCAGTCCGTATGAACCAGTCCCATAAGAATTATCTAAAATACCAACACAATATCCGGAACCACAATCAGCGTCGTATAATTGAGCACGGAGCAGTAATTCCATACGAAACAACAGAAAAATCAGATTTAATTCCAATACCACCACTCATTCCTCTGGTCCAACGAGTTTTAATTAGGCCGTGTTGTTCCTGTATAAACTGATTAAAATCTGTACACTCCCCAAAACACTGTAAAGCTGCAAATTGATGCAACAAGTGCCGATTTCCACTTGGCTTCAATAAATGTGTACGCACCCGTTTTAGACCTATAAAGAATCCTGTCTGATTAAAAACATTTAGGATTAAACTTTTTGACCCCACGCGTAAATGTAACCAGAAGAGTCTAAACTAGCACGTAAAATAATCACCGGCTGCAACCTGAACCACGTTTTTTGATTGTTAAATTCGTCAGGAACAATAGATTGCACCGTAGTCGAGAGAACCGCAATCGTTGTAACTGGTTACTCCACCAACACCAAAACACTTGATGCTGTACGGTCCAGAACCGGTTTCGTATACTAATAGATCACCGGGTAAGTATATCGTCTAAGTTTACACCATCGTAGTGTGATAAAACCGAACCAGTAAATCCTGTTGGAACCCGGATGGAGGAATATACACAGAATTGTTAGCAAACTGGTATTCCAACGAGTACTGATTTTCTATGTTTCTGATGTAACTTTCTTGTGTTTGCGCCCAGTCGGTAAGCAGGTTTCTATTACTCATTTGTTAAAAATAAAGACCAGTAAATCTGGGCTTTTATATAATCTGTTTGATGCTTGAATCTGGTCGTTCGCCCGGTAATAAAACCGATGTTGATAGTGCATCTGGTTTGTCGTAAATTACATTAACTTGACGAAAAATATCTGTTACTTGTAAAGTAAGACCACCGAATCTATAATCAATTTTTGGAAAATATTCAAACATTATGATGAGGGATTCGTTGGATATTTTCTTCCAATACTTAGACCATTGCCCCCGGCAAACCGT